TTACAAGCAGCTGATGTAAAAACCGAGCTGCAGACACAAGCGAGTGATGTGAAAGCTGAACTGGTTCTTCGTTCAGCGCACGTTGACAAGACGTTGGGCGAGATTCATGACCAAGTCAACGGCAACGTGAAGGATCTGAAGAACGATGTCGCCAGTTTACAAGAACGCTTGATCGCGAAAGAGCGTCCTGCCGGAAGTCGGAGAGCTGGTGATGCCTAACTTCGGCGCTGGAAGTCTCAAGATGCTTGAGGGTGTGCATCCCAAGCTGGTTGCTGTCTGTCATGCTGCCATCAAGGTCTGGGATTTCCAAGTCGTCGATGGAGTGCGCACAGCCGAAGAGCAGCGCACCAACATCGCTCGTGGTGTAAGCTGGACGAAAGATAGTAAACATCTCATCCAGCCAGATGGTTTCAGTCACGCTGTCGATCTTGGTCCTTATCTACCAGCGATCAAGGGAATCGACTGGAAAGATGAGGAAATATTCTGCGTGCTGGCTGGCGTGATGTTCGCTTGTGCATTCGAGATGAATGTCAAGCTGCGTTGGGGTGGTGACTGGAATCAAAATAACTCGACTACCGATGAGCGGAAGCGAGATTACGGCCACTTTGAACTCGATGAATAGGGAGGGATCATGTTAAGGATCTTGCTTTTCAGTCTCCTTGCTTTAATCTTCGTACCGAAGCCGAAGCCAATGGTGACAGGAGTCTCCTCCGTCGCGTTTGCCGGTGGTGATTCAATGAAAGTGAAACTGACATGGACACAGCCAACTGATGGCTTTGGTGTCGTGGACAGTACACTATATCGTATCAAGATCTCGAAAGCATGGAAATGGTACGGCGATACCTTGCTTCGTGCTGCGAACACCTGGGTTCGAAGGAAGCGTACTACTCAACTCTCGGATTCGCTCAAGCTATCTCGAGGATTGCCGGGTGACTCTGTTGTCTTCAATGCCGATTCGATTCGGCAATGCCGGAAAGGAGCGTGCTCCGTTCCTGGGAGCGCAGCCTTTCGTGACATTAGACCTATCAATCCACCCGCTCCCATGACGGTTCAGGTCGTCACGGATTCATTCTGATGAGGAAGAAGAAGCATGCGCGTGTGGATTCCTCTAAGCGAAAGACGAAGACTCAAAGAACTGCGCGCCCGAGGGATTCGAGGACGAGTAAGATGTCTGCGCCCCGCGTTGATCGCTCCAAGGTTAAGATCGCGCGTGGGTACAGGACTTAGTAACAGGACAGTGGACGAATACTACGAACTACTCTGTGAACGAGCAATGGCTGTGAAGAGAGCACATGGTAACAAGGAGAAGTGGTGGCAGACCAAAAAATTACCCCAGAACGAATAACATCGGAGCAGGTACAAGAGGCTCCGAGAACTACGTTCGTTCTGGACAAAGGGCTTACACGGAAACTTACGAAAGCCTCTACCACTCCAGACGTTAAGAACACTGAGCTTTGTCAAGCTCAGAATACTGGTGCGGTAACGGTTATAGACTTTTTGAATGGTCAAAATGGGCAACACCTGTACATTCTCGGTGACGGCTTTACAACTGTCGCTGATAACACAAATATCAAGACTAATACAGGAGCGAACAAGCTTCTAGCTGTCGATTTCTTCTACCACTTCCTCAACTATCTTGGTGTTTGGGTTGAGCAAGAGGGAGGCAGCGCAGGAGTACCAGGACCGCCGGGTTCACCAGGAGCTCCTGGAGGCGCTGGCCCTCCGGGACTACCAATAGAGCCTGACTCGCCAGATGTACCCATGATGATCCCAGGATCACCTGGAGCACCGGGTGCACCTGGAATAGGGATAGTAGGACCGATGGGTCCTCCTGGATCTGACGGTGATCCAGCTGAAGATTCGATGATGATTCCAGGGCCTCTAGGAGCAGCTTCGACTGTTCCTGGTCCCACTGGTCCTGCAGGAGCAACAGGCCGTCCAGGAATGGACGCTGATCCTCAGGAAGAGATGATTTATTTCCCTGGGGTTCAAGGATCAATTGGATTACAAGGAGTTCAAGGTTCACAAGCTCCTTGGATCGAAGGTTACACTGATGTCGAAGATTACATGTTTTTTCCTCCGGGTAATCTTGTCGGTGGAGGAACACCTGGAGTTATTCCAAAGTTTATTTCAGGTTCTCAACTTGGTAATTCAGTCCTCAGCGAGAGTGGTGGGAATATTCTCGTAGCAGGCGCACTCCTCCCAGATGCAGATAACACACGCATCCTGGGTTTCTCGCCGGGCGCTCGTTGGAATGCGATTTATGGAGCGAATTTACTCCATATCTCTAACGACGGGCAGATCGTATCTGTATCTGCTGATACTACGCATACAGTTCGACTACTGGCGACTAATACGAACGCCACGATGGGAACAAGCTCGAATCACGACTTTGAAATTCAGTCCAATTCCATTAGTAGATGGGTCGTGAAAGCCGCTGGACATCTTGTGGCTTTCGTAGATAATACATATGATATTGGTGCTGCAGGCGCCACACGTCCAAAAGATCTGTATCTAGCAGGTAAAGCGACAGTCGGTGGCGCGTTTGGCTGTAATACTAAAGCAGCACAAACTGCGTTCGCGTCAGGTGGCGCAGTGGTTCCTGGTGCTGGTGCTTTCGGAGCATCATCTGCGGCCCTTTTTGCGAACTTCGTCACACTGGTCACGAACATCCGATTGGCTCTTGTAGCTAATGGGATAATGTCTTAGGAGCTTGCAATGGCAATCACACGTAAGTTGGTCGAAATTCAGTTGAATTTCGCCGGCAGCAACATACCTATTATACAGGTTACAGCGCTGGTCTCTGACGATGTAGAAGGGACAGCGACCGGAGCAAGTCGTATCTTGGCGCAACCGGCAGTCGTTTCTGCTGCCAACGCTCTACGTGATGCAGTAGTCACAGTGGCAGCGAACGCAGGTCTGCCAGTTACCTTCTAGTCAGGAGTCACAGATGCAGAACAAGATCGAAAGGTTCGGGCCGGTTGCTCTAAGCACCGTCCTGACCACGAATATCCTGAATCCTGCTGCGGCGGGTGCAGGTACAGGCTATACTCCGACAGCCTCATACATCATCCTGAAACACATCAGGATCGTGAACAAGACTGGCGTTGCCGCAACATTCTCACTCTGGCTCGGTTTGACGGGCGCAAACACCGCAGGTACCGAAGTCATCGGCCAAGCTAAGTCTGTTCCGCCGAACGATGCCTTCGATTGGTACGGTCAGCTGATCATCAAGGCTGCTGACTTCCTCGTCGGTGGTGCTGGCACTGCGACCGCACTCACCTTCGAAGCAGAGGGCGAAGTCGGCCTCGCGTAAGGAGTAACTGATGCCGTATACACGAAGCTGGAGTGACGCGACGCCGGCTGGTACACGCGCAGCGAACCAGATCGACGACGCAATTCGGGAGTTCAAGGTTGACCTCCACGAGCGAATGAACTCGGCATTCGCAGTGGACTGGACAACTGATCCTGTTGTTGCGCTGCCAGAGGTTAAGGGAAATGTAGTTGGTAAAACTCTGTATGTTCCTGGCTACGCTTTCCAGGTAGATACAGGATTCACCAACACTCGTTATGCCTCAACAGGGTTCACTCTTACAGTAGTTGATCCAGCTGTGTTCGCACCCCTGTTTCTTCCAGTTGGAGTAACAATCACTAAACTCCGTTGGCGTATTGTTAACGGAGATGCAAACACAGTTCAGATGTTCTTGTACTCGATGCCTTTCACCACAGGAACATCGAGAACACAGGAAAATCTGATCAATGGTAACACTGCGGCAGACACGATCTATGATAGCGGAGTAATTGCTATTGTAGTCGGAGCTGGTGTCATGTATAACCTCGCTGTCGATAAGTCTGCTGGCATTACCGCGCCAATCATTCATGGCGTCGAGATCACGTACACGACACCTGACTGCCGGAATACATACTGATGGATTACCGAAACGCGCGTCCGTGGCCTCAGACTCAGCGAAACAAGTATCGCTCGCAGTTAGTCAATCTGCCGGGCAAATCAAAGTTTGCTGAGGGTCGCGTCAATCAAGGCATGGTCACGATGTTGGACCCTGCCGATATTGATCCGGGTGCGCTTCAACTCGCTCAGAATGCGCGGTGCAGGTTCGACCGCACACAGCGTAGGCCTGGGACGGTACTGATGACACCGACCAAGCCTAACAGCAATCCTGTCATCGGGCTGTTCTTCTTCAAGAAGAATGACGGTAACACGTACTACTTCCGATTCACTCGGAACTCGGTACACAGCAGGACAGCAACGTGGGATGCGTTCGCGGCTGGCGTCGGAGGATCCTTGCTTGGTGCTGACACGGATTATATTCAGGGCGCAGTCGTCCTGGATCACTTCGTGTTCTCTAACAACGGTATTGATGTACTCCAAGAACTGGACATAACCGCGAGTCAGTATATTAAGCTCGGTAACGCACCGGAGTATAGGTTCGTGACTGGTTTCTTCAACAGGGCTATCGGTGCGAACCTCCGTGGAAGTGTGCCCAATGCGGCACAGATCGGTTGGTCTGGTGATGGCAACATTGACGAATGGGACCCACTGGTTGATGAAACCGCGGGATCGACTCCACTCGTGGAATCGCCGGGTGATCTGGGTGACGACATCTCAGGTATTTTTGGGTTCACCAATGTCCTCGCCATACTGCGCGAGCAGTCGATCTGGCTTGCTACGAAGCAACCGATCCCGACGTTCCCGTTCAATCCGTACGCGGCTTTTCCAGGGGTGGGATGCAATGCGCCGTATAGTGCTCATGTCACACAGAACGGCCTTACATGGGCTGATCGGCGTTCAGGAACCATCTGGCACTACACCCCAGGACAGGCGCCCGACCCGATTGGGAGGCCAGTCGAAAAGACTTTGATGGATGCAATCGACGACCCGGAACTGATTTTCGCGTCGTATGATCCAATTCAGAACGAGTACACAGTTTGCATTCCGTTGGCTACAGGTACCACGGTTGTTGCCTGGACATACAACTTCCGTACACAGGCATGGACGAAGGACCTGTACGAAGGCATCGCGATCATCAGTGATGCTGACCTTGGGTCTGCTGTGCTACCGATCGATGCTCTGCCTGGTCTCATTGACGGGTTGACTGGTGACATTAACAGCCTTGGTCCAGCTGATGTTGTGATTCCGACCAGAGCATTCGGGCGCACCGATGGTGAAATCATCATTCAAGATGACGACGCGACTGTCGATCCATCATTCGCTGCGTCTGCTGGAACATATGAAACGATCCTGTTATCCAAGTCATTCACTCTTCCAACCGACGACATCTATGTCGCAGAAATCAGGATCGAGATTGTACCGATTGCTGGTGGTCAGATCACGTTGCGGTACTCGAAAGATGGTGGCGTGACGATTGCGTCACCAAGCAAAACCAAGCTGTTCGGTGGTGACACTCTCGGCAAGCCCAAGCTTTTTACTTGGACAAAGCAGATCAAGTGTCGTCGCTTTGCGTGGCAGTTATCAGCGTCAGCAGGGCAGTTCAATGTCATAGGCTACGAAGTTCACGTCTACCGAGCTGGGGAGAGTTCAAAGTGACCAGCACGATCATCACTACCGAGCCGTCTCTCACATGGGTTTGTGACGAGCCAGAAGGCCCTATCGAGCGGGCTGTTTACCCGATGCCATTATCCCCAGAGAACCTGAAGTTATTCTGGGAGAAATCGAAGAACTTCAAGTATATCTTCGATAACGCTGTCGGTGGTGATTTCAAGAAGTTCTGCGAGTTATTTCTCTACAATGGACCAAATGGAGAGCTGTGCTCCAATGGTCTGTTCTGGATCGTGGATGACTTCGTCGGCATCTACTACATGACGAGGATCGTCCCAGGTCTGGACGCAGAGGTTCATTACACATTCTTCGATCGTCGCCACCGTGGTCGCCTTGGAATCACACTGGAGATGCTTCGCTACGCCTTCATGAAGTATAAATTTCGTAGGTTGAGTGTCGAAATCCCACTCTTCGCTACGAAGTATTCATTCGAGTTCATCACGCAGCTCGGCTTCAAGAAAGAAGGCAGGAAGCGGAAAGCCATCTGGCATAACGATGACTGGTTCGATGTTGCAATCTTCGGAATGCTGAAGGAAGAAGCACTCGCTCCGCGTGAAATCGGCTGGGATCAACCTGGATATTTATACAGGGATCATAAAGAAGCTGGTTGGGATCGTTTCCGAAACGGAGGTCAGAGTGGGAGCTAAGACGAAAGAAGTCGGTGGCGGAGCCGCAACAGGACTCGCTAACGACACGATTTCACAGCTCCAAAAGCTGTTCAACACTGGCGGCCTAGGCACAGCTGGTAGTCCTGACGCTGCGGGGACAACCGGAGGTATCTTCGGTATCCTCTCACAGCTCCTGTCGCCCGGCGCAGGTAACGTTGGTGGCTCCTACGCGACGATGATTAACAAGCAGCAGGAGAGGGACGTGAATGCACTCCGTTCGCGCTTCGGTGCAACTGGAGGAGCATCGTTTGGTACACCTGCTGCTTTCGCAGAGAGCCAGTACCGAGCGGAAGCTGCTCCACAGGTTGCTACGCAGATCGGGAAACTCCAACTCGATGCGCTTCTCCCGCTGCTGCAGGGAGCATTCGGTCTCTCGGACAAGGGCATCTCTCAGCGTCAGACGATTCAGCAGAAGTCTGGACTTGGCGCGGCGCTTGGAACAATCGCACAGATTGGCGGTGCGGCAGCGCCATTTCTTCTTCCTGGTGTTGGGAATGTTGTAGGGCCAGCGATTTCAGCTGCTGGTAAGGGATTCACTGGTAGCGAGGACGCAAACTATAACCAGCGTCCCGGTACATCTTACTACGGGAAATGACGATGACACTTCCCAAGCTCGAGAGTTTCGATGAGTCGGTAGGACCGGCTCTCGCTTCTCTCACCGACACCATAGGCTCGCTGATCAAGCCAACAGCGAAGTACGATCAAGCTCTCAAGGCGCTCTTTCTCGAGAAGCCTGAGATGATGCAGAAGTTCGTGGACGTGGAAAAGGCTAATCCTGGAACCTTGAAAGCATTCGGTTTCGGTGAGGGTGCCACGAATTTCTTGAAGGGGATGGAAGAAAGCATCCCTTCTATTCGTCAGCGTCTTGGGAAAGATGTTCTCGAGACTTCTCCAGGTTCACGAGCTACTGCCGGACAAGTGGCGGCGACCGGCGAGACTCCAGCAGAGGTGCAGGGCGCAGCACTGAAGAAGTATTTACTCGAAGGCGGCTTAGACCTCGCGAAGAAAGATCCACAGGCGTTCGATGCGGGAATCAGAAAGTTGCTGGACATTGGGACGAAGCAGGAACTTCAGGTTGAACAGGATACTGCCGGCGTGTATGCTGGTGGTAGGAAACTGGCTGATCTATCCGTCCCTGACATTGTGAAGGGGATTCAGTCCGGCACAATCAAAAATCAAGACATCAGCGCTGGCCTCCTCCACCCTGCTGCGTCTGCAGGTGTGAGGGCCGCTCTCGGTGAGTATCAGTTCGAGAGGGAAGCTGCACTCCGAAGGGACCTTGCGCAGATGGCTGGTGAACGTACTCGCGCAGGGAGCACAGCTCTTGAGGCTTCACTCCGTCGTGCCTCCTACGATCAGTTCAAGGCTTCCGGCGGTGTCGCTCCCATTGGTGCGTTCTACGAAGTTATGTGGGGCGAGCCTTACAAGGGAACGCCAGCTCCGCCCGAACAGATCAAGGCTGTGGAGGGATGGCTCAAAACTTCACAGGGTGACAAGGAAGTAGCAAGGAAGAAGGCATTGTTCTCTGGGTTACGCCCTTTGTATGATCAGACAGTACGTAAGAAAGGCGCACGGCCCCCAACGAAAGACCTGGTACAAAAGAACATTCGTCAGATGAACGATCTTCTCGGTGCATCTGGCTCGCCTTGGCGTGCGGAGTACGACGAGATCGGACATTGGTTCAAGGCAAATGAACCGCAAGTCGTGTTCCGTGATCAGGCTGGTAACATCTCGAAGGATGCCACTCCCGTTTTCTCGGAGGTTCCTTCGACTGATACGATGCGCGCGACTGATGATCCGCCACCGCTTGGTGGTTACGAGCGTCAGGTACAGCAGCAAATCATCGCGTTGCCGCCAGATCAGTGGGACGCTGCACTTCAGCAGTTGAGGGATAACAACGTTCCCGATTCGACGATCCAGAACATCATCGACAACCTGCCGGCACAATGACTGGGCCACTTAACTTCGACTTCAGCAAACTACGCGGCGACTCATCTTTATCGACTAAAGACGAGGAAACGCCAGCTGCTCCTGGTCCGTTGAATCTCGACTTGGTTAAGAACCTTTCTTCTGGGAAAAAGACAATCCAGGAGACAGGCCAAGCTCTGATTAACGATATTCATGCAGACGCCGTCGCTCGCGTTGGACAGCCCGAACCTGCGCCGTATGACGCCTCCGTGTTTGCGTCACGGCAACCCCCGGTAGAGGCACCCAAGTTCGACGTACAAGCCTTCCTGAACCCCGAACCGACCGGGCGCGACGTTACGGGCGCTGCTGTCTCAACAAGCGCGCTGGTGCCCGGTACGCGGCCAGGAGAGGGGCGTGCCGACCGTTTGCGGCGAGAGGCAGAAGCATATGCACATTCACCAGAAAAAATCGCCGCGGACCTGGAGAATACGGCGGAAATCAGAGCAACGCCAACAGGTATCGCTGGACTCCAGCAGAAGCTTGGGAGCATGCGTGTCTTCACGAACCGCTCGCTCATCGAGTTTAACAACAACAATTCATCTGGATTCCACGTTGGTACTCCGTTCGCGCATCCTCTCGAGACAGCGAAGGAGCTGGCTGTAGGGCTTCCCAAATTCTTCGTAGATTTGGTGAGGCAACCAGCCGCACTCTTGATCGACCAGCTTGAGCCTGGCTCTGGCTATCTCCTCCCAGAAGAAAGGGCACAGTACCAACGTGAAGTCATCGCTAATTACGCCGGGCTCCTCGCAGGAGGAGCCGCTGGTAATGTGTTCAAGGAACTACGCATCGGTCGAGAGCTTCTGCGAGGCGGTGTTGCTGCGTCTGAAAGAGCAGGTATCGCAGCTCCAATCGGAGAACTTGAACAAGTTGCCGCGACCTTACCCAAAGCCATACGTGTCGAGTCCACAATTCCGGGCAAGGTTGCGACTGGTGTAGCTGAGGGTGCTGTCGGTGGTGCAACGACCGGAGCGTTCTCTGGTACGACACCTGAAGAAAGCCGCAACATGATGGCGACATACGCTCTCATGGCGCTGCCAGCTGGTGTTGCCTTCGAAGGTGTGATGGGACGAATTCGGAGTAAGAAGATTGGTCCTATCTCACAATCCATCGTGGATGCCAGTAACTTGTCGCTGCTTCGTCAGTATCAAGCTGCCTCCGGTATCTCGCTGGAGAACGGAGTCAACACGTTCCTTGCTCTGCGCAACGCTGATGACCTCGCGGCAGCTGCGGAGCACGTGAGTCATGGTGGGCCAATCGTTGTGCAGGGTGTGAGGAAGTTTCGTCCAAGTGAATCGAGCGTAATTCACGAGCGCCCGGATGGACTCAAGGATATAGCGTTCGGGGTTCCTGATATTGAGATTCCAACGGAGCATCCAACAAGTGTGCTGGAGGCTGAAGCTGCCCGCAAGCACGCCATCTCGACATTCCAAGTTAGTGGTTACTTTCCTCACGAAGTCGTCGGCTTCCTCGGGAACGATTACCACTACGTTGATCCTGTGATCGATGCGAAAGGAAACCTCACACATCACAAGATCATGGACACCAATGGTCACATCGTTGAGGTGCCGTGGGATCAGCTTCGCCACGGTCCTGACATGGCGATCAATTCATATCACTTCGACAAGCCACAAGCACAGAAAGAACTGTTTCGGGCCTTCACCGATTGGGTGGACAAGCGAACTGGTGGAGGCATCCCGGAGGGTAAGTTCTCGGATCTCGTCTCTGGCTACGTCGCCAACAGGCAGTTGAATCCCAGAGTGACCTCTGCCCTTCATCGCTTCTTGTCTGATCGCTATGGCGAGATGCTCCGTAATGAAGCTCTCGATCCGAAGGAGAGAGCACAGTACCGGAAGCTCGTTGCTGAATCTTCGCGTCACCGTGAAAAGACTGCCAATGATCTGGTGGATGCCGCCACATCGAACGGCATGTATATCGAGCGTCAGAATGGTGCGCTGATCGTTCGTGATTCGGAACACGGATCATACCTGGAGCTGGCTCACTCTCCAGAGGAAGCGCTCCAGTTTGTCCAGAACACTGTCGAGATGCATGGCGCAGATTTCACGCCAAATGGTATTCCCGATGGTGTGAACCGTGGTCTGATTCCTGTTCCGCCTCCTCCGAATGGACCACATACATCAGCGTGGAATCCACATAGCAATGGCTGGTTTGGTGATCTGCGTGACGCATTCAACGTCTCTTCTATTGGGACAAAGTTCACAGGGATGCGGCAGGTCATGATCTCGTTGGACAATCAGCTTGGGACAGAGTTCTTCACGCAGGTCTACAATCCACTGCAGATCGCACATCTCCGCAAGTATGCGAACATGCATGGAGATATGGTGCGACTGGCAGAGACTTCGAGACTTGCACGAGGATTGTCCCCGGAGCAGCTGGAGCAAGTCACAATAGCGCGTGAGACGTTCAGCCCTGACGATATGATTAAGCCTGGCGGGCTCTTTACTCGTGGATTTAATCCTCGTGAAATCTCTGGCGCACAATGGTTCATCGAGAATCAGATCGACATTCCTAAGACCTGGCAATATTTCCGCGGCCTGAAGAAGCTGGAGAACAATCCACGTTTCTATCGGCTACCAGAAGCTGACAAAGCTGAAGCAGTCCACAAACTCCAAGCATCGCTCGCGATGGACGAAGCTCATATCGAGGCTGCGAGGATTATTGGCGAGGTTGAACGCATCAATAAGCCCGGCGAACTCTCGATCTATGGCATCCTCCGTCTTGCGGAAGCGGTGATGGATGGACACACGAACCAGGCTGATTACGTCGCTAAGAACTTTCCCGCCGCAGACACCGAAGCTGGTGTGAAGATGCGGAAGGTGCTGGATGAAGTTGGGAGTCACTTCAACGATCTCGCAGATACGTTCGATATTCCAGACGAGCAGCGACTCGGTGGATACTTCGCACATCTGCGTAATTTCAAGAACGACGAGATCATCGCAGGGCGTGACGGTGCTCCAGTCTTTACAAGTGAATTGTTGAGGACTGGAGAGATGTCGGAGTTTGATCGTGATCCGATCAACGTCCTCGCACGGTACATCAACTCTGGTTACTCCAATCGGTTCACGAAGGCAGCACTCGACAACGCCTACGAGTACATAAACCACACGACAGCGCAGATGACTGATCCTGCGCACGGTGACTACGTCAAGCGTTTGCTCACGGAGAACTACGTCAACGAACTCCGTGGCATTCCACACGCCTCAACATCATTCGCGGAGAAGATCATCAATGGTGTTCTCGATCGTATGGGTGCAAAGTCAGATGTATCTGTGCGCCGAGACATCGTGAATACCTGGCTATCGCTCTCGTCGTCTGCGACGATTGGCTTCCGTCCTGTGCAAGGGATTCGAGATTTCCATAACTTCTCCTCGACTTTCTACACACGGTTCGGTGCTGAACGCCTCAGTAATCTCTATACTATGATGTCGAGAGTTACACCACAGGAGTTGGAACAGGCTGGAATCATCGCTAAGTCTGAGATTGGAGAGAGTGCATCAGCAGCGATGGCAAGAGAAGGTACGATCCCAACCCTCGGTCCTATCTCGGTTCTCACTGCACAAGAACGCTTGCAGAATTCAATCGCGGCTCGTACTCAGCCGTTCCGTGAGGCGATCCAAAAGACTGCGGACGCTGGCATTAAGTGGGGGCTCCAGCACAATGTCTACCAATGGGCGCACGCGGCGAGCTACCTCGAAAGCTCAACTAGAGCTATGGCCGAACTCAACAAGCTCGCGAACCTCGAATACGGTACGGGTGACGGTGCCAAGTCTAGAGCGTATGACAATCTTTTTCTTAATTCTTACGATCCTCCTGTTGCTGCATATTTTGATAAGCTTGTCACGGAAGGAAAGTTCAGAGACGCAGCCGACTTCCTCGGAAGAGCAACTTCCTTCGAGACTGTTTCTACCTTCGGCCTAGCTAATCATCCTGCTGGTTGGGGAACAAATACCGGACGACTCTTTGGACAATTCGGGAACTGGCCTGTATGGGCACGGACAACACTAGCAAGAATGCTATCACGAGGAACGCGAGCAGAACGCACAAGAGTTGCAGTTCGGTTTGGAATATCTCAAGGAAGTCTTGCTCTGGCATCAGCGGCCTTGGGCCTGAATCTGAACTCATGGTATCTCCCGACTGCTGCGCCACTCGTTAGCGCCGGTCAGCATCTAGCGGCAGCCACCGATAGCTACGATGAAGAGGAAACTGCTGAATACCAGAAGGCTGCGACGGAGATTGTTCTTGGTGTGCCCGGCTCGTCACTATTCCGCGGAGGTCCAGCGTTCGGTCTGCTTGCTGCTGCGATTGGAGCGGGACAAGCATATCCATCAGCAGAGCGTGACGCCACTCGGGCGTTAACTCAATTGCCGATGCTAGGAGTTCCAGGATCGTTCCTGCTTCGTGATATTTACGAAGGTGCAACGATGGCCGAGAACGGTGACTCTCCGGTGAGTGCATGGCTCAGGGCTTTTGGGGTTCGTTCGACAGAGAACGAGTCCCTGTTGAATCCGGGAGGTATAGTGACGGAGTAGCTTTCAACTCTGCCAACTTCTTGTCGTATGTCGCAAAGAGCAGGTCTGACATTTCCATGATCTGCTCTTTGGATAGTCCAGCGATGTCATCGTTCGGATATGTAAGCCTTAATCCAGGACGAGGACACAGATACTCGATGTTGAGTTCATTTACCATTGTATACCAGCCTCGCCTTCGCTTGATTATGTGGATCGTCCGAGTCGATGAACAGTCTCACTTTCCCCATATCAATCAAGCCCTGAATAAGCTGCTCAAGTTTGATCGGGTCAGCTGATTGATAGAAGTTCGCCTTCAAGTCTCTCTTGCTACATTCTCCTCGCTTCTTCACGAACTCTAGCATTCGATTCATGTCAGTTGCGTAGACGTTCCTTCCAATATTGGCGAACGTCCTCGGCATCTTTAATTCGAGGTCGTCCAATATGGCGATAGCACCTTGGATGTCTCGCAACGTGAGCACGAGATCATCAGAGTAAGCAAGATGTAGCAGCATTGCGATCTTATGCACGTGTGCTGGTTTACGCTCAAAGTACCCTTGCAGCCGATAATTATCTCCAGCTGCTGTTTTTTGTTTGGCGATGCCACGGTACCAGCCCTCCTCTCCATCCATGAACACGCGAACATCATCGTCAATCTCGAACTCACCTTGGAGATTGACAGCGAGGTGCATCAGATCGTGGATCAGGTCCTCCTTCATTTCTGTCTGCTTCTCCCAATCTATTCCGAGACGATCGTAATACATCTGGTAGCGTCGAACGTCCTCCTCGAAAACGAAAACGACTCGGCTTGCAAATCCACCTCCGATAACGTGCTCAGGCATATTATTGGAGATCCAGTCTGGCGTAGTACAGGCCAGTAAGTTGACACACGGTTTCTCAGCAAAATCCAAGCCACGGCCAAGTGTTTCAACTGATACATCCCGGTTGGCATCAAATAAGTGGGTGAGCACATCATACATGTCATGTCCCGACTTCTGGATGAACATGGCGAACTCGGACGAGAAGATGGACAACGACGAGTCATCCACTTCTGACAGCTTCTTCAACAGTTGTTCTTTAGTAATGCTTGTGGCAACCCGTTCCGTTGTTGGGACAGCTGAGAGAAGTTCCTCAGAGTAGTTCGCCGTCGTACTCTTCCGTGCTTTACCTGGCGGAGCGACGAAGATGATATAGAGTGTCGGACTTACTTCCCATCCCCCGAGGATACGCTTGGGAACCTTCACTCTCCTCTTTAATACACTCGCCATCGTGAATAGCCCGGCCCACAGATGGAATGATTCGGGCGCTTCACTCCGAGGGAGACTCCACTCCCGAAACGTCAGGAGCCAGTTCTCGCACTTTCTCGTTTTTGTCACGGTAGCCGATGAGACTTTCGATGCTGTTGAAGACAGGGATTCCGATTGCTGCGGCGAACTCACATTCTCTGTCGGCGCCGGAAGATTCTCCGTCGAGCCTAAAGACAGCTTCGCAGGCTGGAATGAAAGCAAAGCCAAGTGTCATCCACCTCTCGTATTCATGCGGGTGCGTGATGTCCATGAAGCAATGCAGATGCGGTGTATACGGATGAAATCCATTGTGCATCAGCACGTTGGCTGCATCAAGAGCACGCCTAATATTCCTCTCGAGAGGCCCTTTGCTTATCGGTCCTGCGACGTACACTCTCAATTGAAGATTCTCCTATACCACTTCTTGATTCTGCGGTGAACCCACCATTTCTTCCACCAAGGAATCTTGACATATGGATCGTCAACGTAAAATGACCTGACGAAAATCAGCTCGTCTGTGTCTGCGTCGAAACCCTTATATATCGCTTCCTTCGGTACAGCACCCCACCATCTCGCCATGACCTCAATCCTGTCAGCAGAGAACGCGGGCCAAGGGCGTTGATTGAGAGTGAATGATGCAACGATCTCATTCATCAATCTCGTTGTCACTCTGCACTCTTCCATCATGCCGCCTCCGGTAGTTTCCATTCGATGTCGTATGATCCAAGCAGGCGATGCTGCTCTTCCAATTCTCCCCACCTGAAGCCAATCTCGCAATCGACAGGAATTGTGAACTCCTCGTCTTTAATGACCAACGGGCGAAGAAGCAATTTAACTATTTCCGGCGCTAAAGTCAAGACTGAGTCACGCGGAATCTCGCACAGGATGGAGTCGTGAGACTGATTAATAATCTTGATTAGTCCCGGCTCCACAAATTGCTTGTGTACTTCGATTACGCCACCCGGACCATTCACACCAACCTGAACAGCACCGTTCATGTGATCGCCTACGGTTGACTGCGGGACGTAGGCTGTGGCTTCTCTAAAGAGTTCGTTTCCCCAGGGGGCAAAGAAATATCTGAGACGATCGTAAGGTGTGACAAGAGTCCGCGTTTGGTTAAGCAGATATTCAATCTCATCCCACCAACCTTGAATATGGTAGTAGTCATGCCACTTCTTGTAAAAGACTTTCGATTCCGCATGAGTAACCGTAACAAAGGGCGGTTTGTCTGAGTCTTTGTTAATAACTTCGCAAGCTCGCCCAGGACCCATTCGATATGCTGTTGCGTGATTATATCGCTTACCTGTGTATCGGCGGGCTTTTCGCTCACTTGATATGATCCTTTCCCATTGTTCATCCGTGTAACTCTCGAACGCTCGCTGTGCTGTTTCACGGTGGAGATCACCATTTGCCAACACGTACTTCATCGTAGGTTCGTTCGCGAGGTATGCAACTACCCATGATTCTGCTTGAGCTAGATCGAAGTTGACAAGGTAACAGTCCTCGGGACATATAATCATGCTCCGAATTGGTATCTTTTCGTGAGACTGTGCGCGGTCGATCACTTCAATTCCAGAAACTTAGCTATGCGCTCGCCACCTTCGGCAGCCATCTTGCACTCTTGCCTGGTCTGTCCATAGGTAACGATGTGTGTGCGCTCGCCATCCCAGGCTATGATGATGACCTGACGCAATTCGTGTAGATCAGCTACACGTCGGGCGGCGCTGATAGGAATACGAACTGGCATCACAACTCCGTGATCGGTATGAGTTCCTCGATGAACTTACGGAATCTCCGTTCGGCTTCTTTTGTGCTTGGCATCATCCACAGCATCACCCCTGTCCCACCACAATCGGAGCAAGTGTACGAGTCCGGCGTCCCCGTTTCGTAATCATATCCAGCAGCGATCTCACAATGGCCTTCGCAGCTTGGACAAATACGTTCGGTTGGCCATAATGGAAACATAGATTTCTCCAAGGTTAAACTGCGACTGCCTCTTCCGTTTCAACAGCCTCATCAATTTCGATACCCACATCCTCCGCCTCACTCTCAAGAATGTATGGTAGCATCTCTTTCAAGAATGGATCGTCCTCGTAGTTCTTAAGCTCAAACACTTCACGAGGAAACGTTTGAGCATTTGTGCCTGTACCATCGAAGTAAACGGCACAAGCCCAGCGCCCTGTCTCGGTTGATACAGGCTTAAAAGTTGCTCGCAAACGTCCGTCATCAGATATTCTGATATTGATGTAGGATGACAGGAGTTTTCGTATACCACGTATGAGAAGTATAGAATTGAGTGCATCAACTCGAAGTTGCCAAAACGCATTGGCGTTGCCACCTGGCTTGAGCTTGTTGAGCTTATCTTTGGCGAAGGCAATGAGACTGACGATAGCATCTTCATCTGTCGTCAGGTTACCCTCATGATCCTTACGCGGTGGTAGGCCAAGTTTATCCTTGTCATAGAGTAATGTTCTCATCTGCTTTGGACTGTTAACGTTCACCTTCAACTTGACAAGATTGTTCAACACGAATTGGATGATGGCCCACTTGGCTTGGAGCGCCCGCTTAAGGATTTCACGGCGCTTCAAGTCGATCATCATTCCAGTTTTGCTGATGGTTGCGGCAGCTTCAAACTCGGACATCTCGAAATCGAAGACGCGCTGCCATTGCCAAGGACCTGTCCTGAAGTCCTCTTGCTGCGCCAAAAATACTTCGGCAGTAACGCTTGTATCTGTTCCGTTGTATTCATAGAGAGCGTTACGGTCAAACTTCTCTGACCATCCCTTAGCATCGTCGGGAATCTCAGCACGGCCCGCAGTCTTATAATATGGCTGTCGAGTATGCACAGATGCCAGGTAATCCAGAGACTTCGGGAGTTCGCCCCACATAACATGTTGAGCCACCATCGTATCCCAGAAATAGTTGACGACTTCATAGTCGTTGATCTCCAGGATTGGAATGTCGAACGTTCCCCCATTGTGAAACACTTTCTTGGCCGGACTCCTTAGAATCCGATCAATGGCTTCTCGCCGAGCAAAGTCAGTGCTTGAATGTGAGATGACAACAGACGTAAAAGGATCAGGGCTGAAGCCGACACAGAGGATATGTGCTGTCCTCTTAACAGTCTCAATGTCAACGGCAAGGAATTCAGCTGAGCAAAGACGCTCGGTCCATTCGTCCAGTAACTCTCCGCGCGGGTCCAGTACGAGGTTGCGCTCAGGATACCTGAGTTCGGGGAAGGCGGCATCATGAACGACCCGCTTAATATCAGTATCGAATATAGGATAGGCGGTCGGTTGTCTGACCACGTAGGCGGGATGATATGAGGCGACAACTTTCACTCCCTCACAGCCGGGGAGAATACAAGGGAGAATTGATCCTCGCCACTTTCCAATACCTGTGCCAACTGCTTTTTTGCCTCTTCGACCAGTGAGGTAATAGAGGGGCCAATTTCCAAGCGCGGCGACGACATTAGGACGAAACTCTCTAATGTCAGCAGCAAGCTCCTCGATTCCGGCTTCCAACTCACGAGTACGGAGGATTGCTTCGAACTTGTTATTAGGCGGACGGTACTGGACCAGATTGCAGAATCGAACGGTATCTTCAACAACTCCGTTCCGAGCAAGACAACCTCTAAGTTTAAGACCCGAGACACCAACAAACGGCCGTCCGGCATCAGCCTCATCTGCACCTGGTCCTTCACCAACGAGATAGATTCGAGCATCCTTTGGACCCTCGTTGGGGACTCGTACCGTGCCTATAGTCACTTACGCGGCCCCGCGATCTCGTTCATGGCTTGTTCGAGGGCATCAATGTATCTCGGATCAGCATTAGAAATGTAGTGCTTCTCCACAATACCGATACAACGATTCCGCTCACGCAAGATCGCAGTGCTGACATGAAACTCAAGTCCGTTGGCGAAGCCGAAACGAACTCTTTGTATGAACCAGCGCCACGCGCCTATGATAAGATTGATCGGTACAGTCCAGTACACGATCACGTCTCGGTTAAAGTCACGATAGGCGTAACCCATATACTTGGGACACGGCATCCCTTCGAAGTACCGCGTGCGCTCCCATTTCATCGGCGGGAGCTTGACCGTTTGGAGCTTGATCTTCGGAAGCTTCACAGCTTCGGGTACTCCTCGTTGACGGCGGTGCTCACGTCCTTACGAGTCTGGAGGACTTCTTCCGGCGACTTGCCGGTGAGCCGGGCGAAGATGATGCAGTCCTTGATTGTGCTCGGGAGCCCGGACTCGGCTTGTGCAGCGCGAACGAAGTCACGCTCCGCTTGTGTTAGTGACAAGTTCCACCTTCCTTTCAATCTTGAGGTATTCAGCCATACGAGTGACACCACGGTTGTAGCTTGTCTCGCTCAATTCCCAACCCATCCCCTTACGTCCGTTCCGCAGAGCGGAGTGAATGAAAGAGAAAGAGCCTGCTGTTGGGTCGAGTATGAGTTCTCCCGGAACAGTACAGAGCTTGACAAGATCATCGCACAGGTCGAGAGGCTTCTCCGTCGGGTGTATGAGCGCAGCCACCGGCACACGATTATAGGGGAAAACATTCTTCCCTCCTCCGTGTTGGTGGTAGACGGGATCACCCTTACGAGCGATGAGGAAAGTTTCGTATACGTCATTGAGCATCTTCTCAGGAAAGCGGTTCTGATCGCTCACCTTGTCGGGCTTGAACCAGATGCAGGGGGTTCGTCCAAATTTAAGCGAGAATCCCACTGACTCCAGACGAGAGCACATATCTGTGTAAGCCCAGGCTCGGTACCAAAAGATGATAAAGCGATCAGGCTTAAGAACACGGAACAGTTCGGGCAGGAGACCGTTGATAACCTTGTCACTGGTCTCCGTATCATCATCAAAACCCTCGTGGTTTTGGTTGGACTTATGTCCTGTATCATCGCCCCACGGGGGGTCAAAGTTAACAAGATCCACGGAGGAATCGGGCAGTTCTTTAACGAGTACATGTGCGTCACCGAGTCGGGCGCATTCCTCGGCTTGCTTGTATGCCTCGGTCGCATGTGCCTTCACCTCCGTCATCCTGTTCTTCAGCTTCTCGTTCGTTTTCATCCGCTTGACAGCGGCAGTCAGCGTCTGTGCTTTTGCTACTCCCGGATCGTTTTTGATAGCATCTTCGATCCGAAGATAGTGACTAATGGAAGCTGGAGAAAGGCGGAGGCTAACAGCCGTAAGCTCTGCCGTCCACTCTCCTCCTCCTTCTTTCGCTGTCGCTTGCATTTGCTCGTGGAACTTGCGGATGAAGCGCGCTTTCTCGACATATGTGAAGTCCTTCCGCTTCATGTTCTCATCGAACTCGATCTGGAGCATGACATGAGGCTGTTGACTCTCACGAAGCTCGGCCCAGATCATGTTAGTACCGTAGCCCTTGATGCCCTGCTGCTTCTCGGCCAGCCGCCTCGCACCTTCGAGACGACGCTCCCCTGCGACTAGGATGAACTTACCATCGTCTCCGGGACGGACGATGATTGGTTGTAACTGGCCTAAGGCCAGGAAGCTAGCCATGAGTTCCTCGGTCTCTTCCTTACCGAGTTCCTCGCGGATTCGCTCCCTGACCTCGACCCGATCAACGTGAATGATCACTTGACGATTGTCGGCTTGGTGACGGTTCCTTCACCTGCCGTACTGGGCAGGATCGGAGCTGGCGGCTTGTCGTTCGGATCGGAGGACACCGGAACAGCAGGAGTCTGGCCCTGCGGGTACTTGTTCAACTCCTTGATGATGTCATCTTCCTTGTCGTCGATGCCCGAGTCGAGGAGCAGATCGTAGAGGGTAAACTCCATTTTCTCACGATCGTCCTCGTTCTCCTCCTTGCTGGCGAGCTTGCCCTCGTCATAGTCCTTGGCGCGCTGCACGGCGGCAGCCTTCTCGGTTGCGTTGAGGGCGTCCCAGGAATTGGAGATCATTCCGTGTTGACGATCCCAGACAGACATTGCGATGGACACGAACTCCGCGACCTCTTGGTACTTGTGCTTGCCCTTGTACACGCTCGCGTGCGTCTCGGCCTTGTCTTTCGGTGGCATTATACGAGTCCCTTCAAGTTGATAGCAGCATTGGCCCACATGCGAGCTTCACGCAAACAGCGAAGGGCCGTGGTTCTGTCTGCGCAGTCGGGAGCAGTATTGATGATCTCAAGTGCCGCGTTCTCCAGTGCTTGTCCAACAGACACGTACTTGTCGTAGTCCGCCGGCTCAGACTTGTTGTACGTGAAGGATTTGAGTATGTCCTGCTCTCTCTTCGTTGGCTGTTCCATGTTCCAAAGCTCCCGTAAGCCGGGGTAATGATCGTGAGGACTAGTTATCTTGCAGCCCTCCTTGGAACACCACATCAGGATACTTCTCTTTCGTTGTATTCACGCTGCCACTGATCTTCAGGCGTGTGCCTTCGTTCCAGCTCTCGTCTCCCACAATCAAGCCAAGTGATTTCGATGGCTCCCGCTTTAACGGCCAAGGCTCGCTTGGACTTGGCAATGTCAAAATGCTCTCTGCGCGTCCCTGCTTTCTGTATCCACTTCAACTGCACGCCGATCTTACTGGCCATATCGACCAGCTCCTTATGCGTGTCGGCAATCATGTGACACATCAACATGTTACTGAACTCCGCGTACATATCATCGACGTAGACGCTCATCTATGCGTCGCCGCTCCTATCGGACGGTGCATCTCCTGCTCCCTCGACTTCAGAGTTGCATTCCATGAGGACTCCTGTAATGCCTTGGCGATGAGGGCCATCGCGTATTCGTAGTTGGCCTCAAAGAAGACACCGTCTTTGCCCTTGAAATAGAGGCCGGGAATGTCTGTGCTATCTACCCTCTCGTCTGCGATGATAGCTGCAGCGAATTCCTCACGAAAGATAAGGAGCGTTCCTTCATGCTCGTCGTGGATCGCCTGTCCCACGTAACCGGAGAACAGGACGTAGTCCCCTGGCTTGAGCCACTTACATTGTGGACCGATGTACTTCACGATTCCTTGGTCGCACCTCTCCTTCGCGATTTCTGGAATGTAAAGGAGACCGCTCGCGGTCATATCACGATCGAAGAGCGGGATGATGGCGACCTTGTTCTCGTAAAGCTGGAACACTGTTGACTCCCTTGTATTTAGTCAGTAAAGATGACGGTCATTCCACACTTACAAGGCTGCCAGCCGTAGTGAGCGACAGCGCAGCCGGGCCTGCCATCAGGACACGGAACTAAGCCGTAAGGAAAAGGCACGTTACATGCAGGACAGATCGGAGGATTCAGTGGTATTACCCTCATCTAACGTAAGCCAAGATGTGTGGTGAGCCCATTGTATCTAATCCGATTCCAGCTTGTTCAAGTCCGACGAAGGTGAAGACGACTGGATACATAAGCTCGTCCTCATCAGCACCGACTATGATGTTGGAGTACACTTTCTCGATCACACGACCCTGACAAAAGTTCACAAGATCGGTTCGAGACAACGCGCCCTTGTAAAGCCATTTCATCTGTGATCCCTATACTTTCCGCGACGATATTTTTTATTTCCTCTCGCAAGCCAAGCGTCGCATTTGGCTATCAATCGCTTGCGAAAACTCTCGAGAACACGACGATCCGGGCAATGCCTCCACACGAAGATCGGATACTCACAATCTATATCTGCCGGATCGTATCTAACTTCCTTGAGACAGTCTTGGAAGTAGAGTTTAGTTTCATCCACGATCGGCGCATATAGCTCATGAATACGAGCATGGCAACGATCACTACACAAAGGCACCCAATCAGAACGAGCAAACCGAATATAGCGGGACGCATACCATTCAGGCATGAAGCAAGCGAAGAGGTATTCATGACCTTTATGATGCCTCGTCACACCTTCAGTTGTGTGGCACTTCCGGCACCGTAAAGGTGTCGCGCGTATTTTGGTTGGGTCGTACTCACCTCTAACGAATCTTGGATCTGGAAATAGTATCCGCCAGCGAAGGACGCGGGCACGCCAGATATTACGATATGGAACTGACGTACCCGCTCCCATGTTACGCGCTCGCTGCGACAGCACCTTCGAGTGGGCGGAACACACCCCAGACTTGAGACTCGAAGTCATTGTCCTTCTCGTCCTTCCGCATCTCGACATCGAGATCGCAGACGACGCCGACACCCTCGTACTCCTTCCACCCTTCTCCGACCTCACCCGTCTCGGGATCGTAGGAGAAGTCCTTGCCGGCGTTGTTCTGGTCCCAGATCTTCTCGTTCTTCTCGTTCGTGGTCTGCCCAGCGCAGGCGAGCTGGAAGCGCTTCGCCATCTGCTGGCCACCATCCGAGTGGAGATAGAGCGAGTACATCGTCTTCTTCCCGTTCTGCGGTCCACCCACGACGGTCATGGGGAACCTGACGCCGTAGCTCTGGTGGCCAGCCTTCGCAGTCCTCTCGAAAGCCTTGCCCTTGCCCACCTTGAACTCGTAGTCATCCTTCGGGAGAACGACGAGTGCTGCGACGACCTGCGTGGGGTCGTGATTATAACGCGACATACTTGCACGCTCCTGTTTGAGTGTTTACTGCTTGGCCGCTGCCTCTGTGTCTTGCAGCGTCCCTGCGTTGTTCGCAGCCTTGATAGTTGCGACGACCTTCAGAAAGTCAGGGTGGAGATGAGGATTCTTGAACGTTTCGGGATAGCGAGACTTCGCCTTGATCCCCATGCTGTCCTCTGTGTGACAGCGGTAGATCGCACCTTGCGTGGTGCGCACGACTTCAGCGTGCCACACCAGATCGAAGTGGGCGGTGATCTCGTCGGGGAAAGTCTTGCCGGTGAAGCCGGGGCGAACCTTGTCAACCTCTTCACCGATGACCTTACCTGACTGATCTTTCATCTTCTTGTAGATGTACCGTTCGTGAGCGGTCATGATGAAGTGCTTCTTCTCCGCTCGACAGATGCGCTTCGTGCTGTCCATGAAATCGTCGATCAGGTCCATCTCCGCTCCGTAGTCCTGCACTGCAGGCACGTATGCTCCCTGACTCTTCTCCGTCTTGGACATCGCGAGCGTTCGAGAACGATTGAAGTCCTCGTTCAACTCAAGACCCTTGTTCATCGCGAACGCCTTCAGTGCCGTTGCATCGTCTACAGCGATGGTGTCGAACCGATCTGGGAACTTATCTAGTCCCCACTCGATTGCGTCCTTCACCTTGTCGAACGCATCAGCAGCAATGAAGTAGCCAGTCTTAGGGTCTTTCTCCTCGTTGATCGTTGCGATGATGGGGAAACCACTCTTGTAAAAGCGGTTACGTGCCCACGGAGTCTTGAGCACCACCTCACCCTGACCGATGTTGATGATCAGAGTGCGTGGTCCTGCGGAACCGACAAACACAGTCTTTCCCACCCCTGAGCCACCATAATACAACATGATGACAGACTCGTAGGGTGGAGTCTCATTGAGATACTCAAACTGGACTGGCGCATTCGGGTCCTTCAGGGGATCGTAGCCCGCTACATCTTGGGCCTTCTTGAGATCCCCTGGCTTCAGTATGGTGTTCATACTACCTCCCGAGAACTGCTATGCCGGGGCGGACTTCCTGGATGAGCGGTGGGTCAACAGCTTCGCTCACACTCCAGAAGGTCACGTCCTTACGACGGAACTCGATCTCCTCGTTTGTTAGCCTGTAAGCGATGGTCGTCTCCCGAGGATCATGTTTCACATCAGTCTCGCTGATGGAAGGAATGGTGACGCGAGTTGCGAGCCAGCGTGTCATTGGCTGACCTTGTTCATCCTTCGTGAGGTATCCCTCCTCTTCTCGCACGTTCATGATCGCCTTCACCTCGGCCTTTGTCTTGCGACATTGGATCGTGATGGAGCCTGTGGCGAACGCGATCATTACTACTGTTGCTGGGCGAACAGGCGGCACGGCTACCTCCTTTTTCTTTGTTGTTTCAGTACCTTCTCTCTGTTCTCCTCGTAATAGCGAGCAGAGCGGCTGTTGAAAAGCTTTGGGTTCTTCTTATAAGCGGCCCGTGCATACTTCAGACGCTTCTTACGATTCTCTTTATACTGATCAGCACACATGAGCCTGTGCTTCTCGTGCAAACATTTATCGTGATAGCGACGAGGAGGACCTCGACGTTTCTTTTCCTTCGCGAGCGCCTTACCACAGTACTCGCAAGACATTAATCATCCACTTCCCGATTAAGGAAGTTCCACGGCTGAACCACGAACTCCGCTTCAAGCTTCGCCATCTGTGAGGCTTCGCTCGACCCTTTACAAACCGAGTGGTATTCACAGAAGGTACAGCTCCTTTCCTCCATCGGCCAGCTGTCCTCGTCACGAAGGAGTTGTAACATCTTGTTATAGGTGACGTGTTCTTTCTCCCACTGTGCAAGCTGGGACTGCGAGCGCGTTGCCATGTGTTGGTGAATCGTCGGACCCTTAACAGGTTCCGCCTTCGTTCCCTTCGCGTTATACAAGACTTCCACCAGCTGGCCCTGTACTGGTTCACCGCAAAGCTGCTGTTCACCGTAGGTATACCGAGTGAACTGATCGTTTGGATCAAGGCCACGTGTGTAATATGCGTTCTGTTCCTTAGAGGAAGTTTTCCAGTCTCTCCCCCAAGTCTTCTGGTTCCAGCGAATGATCTGGTCGGCCTTGCCTCCGACATATTCACCGTCAGGAAGTCTGACGACGAAATTCTGTTCAACGGCGATGACCTCGATCCTGTTCTGTTTCTTCTCCTTCTGCCATGTTCTGAATGCAGCCATGCAGGAGGCGACGAGTCGGGCTTCGGTTTGGAAGTCCCACTTGTCTCCGACAACCGGATCGCGCATCTTCAAGTCTTTCCAAAGCTTGCGCGCGGCGTTGACAGCTACGAGGCAGATTTCCTGCTGCCACTTATCGTCGTCTACTTTCTGGTTATGGAGGCGGTCATCCTCCATCCATTTCTTTTCGAGGATTTCCCTGAACTTGTGATAGCACGAACCGAACCCGAAGTACTGTGGGCGCTCGCGAGATGCGAAGCCAAGCACGATGCGGTAGAAGTACTTCCGCTTACACATCTTGGCTTGGATAATTGCGGAGTGATCCATGACCATCGGCTCGTACCGCTTAAACTTCTTCATGAAGCGGACGTTTGTATGGACACGGATCTCTTGCGGGACAGGTACTGAGAGAGCTACGGTCATTGCCAGACCTCCGACTTTCTCCAACGCACGAAGTTGAGTTCCGGGCTGATGTAGAGTTCAGTCCAGATGGCGTTGTAAGCTTTGATAAGCTCCATAGCGAACGAGCACTTGACTATCATCTAGGGCTCGGATTTTTTGGTTCGGATGATGCCGTCCCAACCGATGGGGTTGGCCCGAAGAGCGGCGTCGAGGTTACCTTGTCCTCCAAGCTGTTGTCTGGATTTTCCCCTGTGCTTAGGAGATGGATGAGGTTTAGTAGCTCGCGCTTTGACTGGCGATACTCGAACGTGATGGCATGAGCCGACTGACCGACCGCAAGGGCACATGCGCGGACGTGGACTGCTCTCTCGAAACGAATAACGATCCGCTTCGCCATTGAAGGAGGGATCATGCACTCCACACCTTCTTCTCTACATCCCACCTTACTTCGATGTCTGGTTCAACTATGTCATCGTGCGCGACGGACAACTGAAATGACGCACCGTCGTCAGCACACATAACAAAGTTTTCAGCATCGACGACGACGATCCCCTTACCATCATCGGACTCAAAGATGACGGCATCGCCGCGCTCTGGGAACGGAATCATCTTCATGCTGCCCCTCTTTCAGCTAAGAGTTTCTTCAACTCAGCCGCGCCTATGGCCGCGAGTTCAGCCGGTGTCTTATCGTGCGCCTTCCTGAACTGTTCGAGCATCAGGTCAAGCATCCACGATAGCGATGCGTTGTTACTGATCTCGCCGTAGGTATCGTAGAACCAAGTGACGTTGTCCTCAGTCAACTCTACGGTCTTACGTACCGTTGCTCGTTGCGTCATTGCCCCCTGCGAGCCAAGCGTTGACCTTGTCTTGGGAACCCTGGATGTCTGCGGGTAGCACGTTGACCACGAATATAACCACAGCGTGCAGATTTGTCAAGGCTTGTTCGTCGGCATTCAACACAGCACCCTTCATATCATTCTCCAACACAGCTGTGAGGAAACTGCCGGGCTGTACTCGCATCAATACGTAGCGGTCCATGCCACGCATGATGTGAGGTGGAACCCAATGCGCAGTACCATTCCGAACGAAGAAGTCTTCCTTCGCCTGGGCGTAGTGATCGCGCACCATCCGCAGGTACTCAGGATTCAGAGAGGACTGCGAAGAGCTGGGCATTATTCTCACCTGTTAGGATAAGCTCACGATACTGCCGAGACTCTTTGTCGTAGTTCAGGACCTTCACCTTACCGTGTTTATTAAACCAGAGGACGGCGGCGATGACATTGAGAATGTTCGTACCACTCAACGCCAGCCAATCTTCCGAGGTGGATTCCAGCATCCCTTGTGCTACCTGAAACTTCACCCTATCCAAGCCTTGGAAAGAGATGAAGCCCTTGGTAATGAACATCTGCTTGCCGTACTTGTTCAAGGCCGAGTAGTCGTGACCAGCATAATTGGTGACGAAAACTCTTACACCATTGCTCAAGGCGTCCATGCAACCTCGCCTGGATCTTCTTTCGTGATTGTCACTCCAACCTCCGCTACGATGAGGAAGTAACCGTGCTTACTGGTCCATCCGTAAAGCTCGGTTGAATCCTCGGTAGAGAGTACTGCGTCAGGGAAATAGATCTGTCCTGCGTCATGAGAGATGGCCGCTCCCACGATCTCGACTATCGTGTGTACCTCTGGAAGCTCCATCTTACTCATGAGTTGCTGCAACGCTTGTACACTTTCCACGATCTTCAGCTCCGCGACAACCTTATCGCCGCGATTACGGATCGTGAACTTATCCTTCAGTGTCTCGTAGGGTGCCTTGCCAATCCTCTTGGCGAGGGTCATGGCTTCCCTCAAGTGATACCCGAGCATGTGGGCATCCTTGGTCGGCCACGTCAGATCAGTGTTGGCTTTCACCATCTGATCTAACAGCGACTTCACTCGATTGATTGAGGCTTCGTTCTTGGAGTAACCCATCATTCACTCTCGAGATGCATCACTTCGTCCTCTCTCAATTCATCTGGCGCTCGCCCAAACTCTGTGTCGTGACGTTTCTCCACATACATGATCATGAACTCTAACTTCTCACGATCGAAGTCTAGCTTCGCGCGAGAGATGAGCGACGGCTTCGGTCCTCCCCAAGCATAGATAGCCGCCTTCAGATCTTCTTCACATTTCGGGTCGATGTGCCTGTACCCGGCCTCGTCAGTGAAGTGAATCTTGAATCCAGCTATGGGCCAGTAGTGGACTCCCCATCTGAGCCCTTCTCGCTCGACTGACCCGGTACCAAAATGGGAGAACGATCCAGCCATTCGTGTTTCTCGAAGCGAATGTAATGCGCCATGTATACTAGCCGAATGAGCCACTTGGCGGGCGGCTCAAGCCACGGCAGCGTACCGACCTGACTCGCTAGGTACTCAGCGCAGAAACAGATGAGGTCCCAGTTCGTGAACTGGCCTGACTTTGCGAGGTGAGTAAACACTCGCTTCGTTCGATCACCTGGCCCGTTCCGATCCGTCTTGGCGAACTCTAGGATTCGAGCAAGATCGAATTCAGTTGAGCTATCATCTTGGTCCACGCTGCCTTCTCCTCGTATGTATCCAGTTCGACGGAGCCCTTCGGCTCAACGCCCTTATGGATTATCAGGAGTTCCTTCGCGCCCCTCTGATGTTCCTCTACCCACCAGCCAGAGGGGATTTCTTCTTCTTTCTCGCTTTCACGCATCGGGCACATTGCTCATCCTCAAGATTTTCACCAAAGAAATAGCTTCGTCCTGGGTGACCGAAGACTCGACAGAGTAGCGCGTCGAGCCACAACCAGGGCGTCGTCAGTCCCTCGAACTTGGAGTAGCTGAACATCTATTCCTCTCCGACGGATGCGGCACCGCTCCTCCGCTGATGCTTGTTGTCCTTGTACCTTGCTCCACGATACTTCAGCAAGGCGTATGCGATGCCTTCCGGTCCCGAATGGATGATCTCGCCCTTCGGCAGGCGACTGTATCGAGCGGTCGTGAGACCTGTTAACTCCTCGATTACTCCGTGAACGTTCGGGAGTAACCTCGATACGAGTCTCGCAGCAGCGTCAGCCCACGCTGTCAGGTTCGTTCCAGCCTTCCCGATGTTGATGATGACTTGCTGTGGTACCTCGTTCTCGTCCTCCAGAATGTGGACGAACATAGTACCGTCAGGAGTCTCCACCCTTATCGAGAAGGTCTTGTAGTTGCGATCCTCGTTCATCAGACCTGTCCAGCTTCCTCTTCTTCCTTGGACTCCTTGATCGCTTCCTTCAGGACCTCGCGATCCAGGGTGTTGCGCTCGTCGTACTCGTTGAGGACCCGGTCGAGTTCCTTGATCTCGTCCTCGGTCCTGGTGCTGGGCTCGTACCCGACATCGTGGAGGTCGGAGCGGTGCGAGTCGATGAGCTTCATCGCCTGCTCCTTCATCTCCTTGTTCGGGAACGTCGCGTACCCGAGCGCAGACTTGAGCTTGTCCGTGACGCTAACCGTTGGCACAAATTCCCCCTTGTCTTTAGCTAGTAAATTCAAGCGTTCCGCAGTTTACTGACGATTGCATCCGATAGATGATGTACGAACTCGATCACCTCTTTCACTAGTGCTGGTGCTTCGATCACCTGTATACCGTTCTCGGAACCAGCATCAATCATGAGTATTGGTTCCTGAAACGTCAGCTTCGACCCATCGTGAGGACACCTGAAGTCCAGCGCGATTCCGATTTCGCGGGCCTTATACTTACCAGTACGCGCACAGTAAGTACACTTATACGGGTACGATCGCACCTCGTTCACTCCTGAAGATCTCCAAGAATGATCGTTGCCGAGCTTGACGCAGGCAGCGGCTTCACTCCCGCGACCTCGTACTCGCCGTCGTCAGTCTGTACGGTGACCTCGACATCATCGCCTAGATCATCCAACAGGTTACGAAGCTCCCAGACTTTCACCTTACCTCCTTATCCTAATCGGGCTAAGATTTGCCTGCACAACTTCCTTGCATCTTCACGAGCCTTGGGGTCGCCGTGGACAGCCTCGCGCACTTTCACATAGAGTTCCGTCACCAAGTCAGAGACGGCGTCTTCGTTTGCTTTTGGCGGGCTGTACTCACGGCGACTCATTCAAGTGCTTGCACGATCTCGACAGCCATGTCGATGGTTTGTTCGACAGTGAGATTCGTGAAGTGACTCTTCAGAATCTTGGCGACAGCCTTGATCTTCTCGCCTTGGGTCATAAATGCTCCACGATAGTCAGCGATTATCTCGCTCATGTGTGGGTTGTGCGAGGCGACCTTCATTCATACTCCAGATAGATCGAGTGTACCTCGTGAACAAGCTGTATATCTACTACATTATCTGCTTGTCCACCATCGCCAGGGTGCGCCACGAGTTCGTAGTCCAGGAGCATTTTCGCACCGTCACCTCCGTAGGCAACGATGTTACATTTTTCCAGCAGTTCACGGAGTTTCATAGACTGTTCCTCATTTCCCTGAGCTTGCGGATGATTTCCATTCCGATGGCTGGGTCTCGCTCGGCGTCGATACCCTCGACCACCGCGTTGATGGTCTGGAGCTTCGCGGCGAGCAACTCTTGAATCCAGTCCTCGATTGTGTCTGTCGCGACGAGGTAATAGCTGTCGCAACCGTGCATGTTAGAGAGGCGCCCGTAGGCTCGTTCCTCAGCCTGGGCGTGTGCAGCAGGAGTCCAGTAGAGGTCCGCGAAGACAACGTGACCGGCCGCTGTGAGGTTCAGGCCAGTCTGACCAGTCATGAGCGATACAACAAGGAAATGAACATCAGGATTGGTCTGGAATTCATTCTCAAGCCTGGTGCGCTCCTCAAACGCGGTGTCGCCGGTCCAGTAGATTGCCTCTCTTCCGAGCCGTAAGGCAATCTTGCGTACCACATCTTTATACTGACTGAAAATGAGCACCTTCTTATTTCCAAGCTTCGCGTCCGTCGCATCCTGTTCCGTGTCGTACAACTCAGCTGCCAGATCGACCACCGCATCAACTTTGTCATGAGCACAGACCTCCTTGAGCTTACCGATTTCAGCGAGGATCGACGTGATGTTCTGCTCCACCTTGTTCCCAAATGAGTCGATCTTCTCGTATACACCAGCGAGAACCTTCTTATACATCTCTCGCCCGGTGGATGACAGCTCATGGAGATTGTAGATACGATTGATTGGCGGCAGCTCACTGACCACGTCCTTCTTGAGCCGACGGATCATGATGGGCTTCAACACTTCCCTGAGTTCTGCGGTGTTCTTGGCGGTCTTGCCGTTGTATGTGTACTGATAGATGAACTTGTCCTCGTTAGGGAACAACTCAGGCCGGAGCCAATTGAGGATCGCCCAATATTCGCCTGGACGATTCAATATTGGCGTACCTGTGAGCGCGAGGCGGTGTGCAGGATTCAGGAGACGGACAGCTTTCGATCTATTAGAATCGGTGTTTTTTGTGTAATGGGCTTCGTCGGTGATGATTAGATCGGGCTTACTCATGTTAAGCAGGTCAGCCCACAGGTAACGATCCTTCGGCGGAGTGATATGCTTGAGGCCGTTGTCATCAACCGTGACTTTCTCTGGTGTTTGTGTCTTAGCTCCGAGAATATCGTAGTTGATGATCGTCCACCGAGGCTTCTTCAGAAGGAGGGCTTGGACAGCAAAGTCGTCAGGTTCCCTACCTTGCAGGATAGTTGGAATCTCTCCGGTGAGCTGGATGATCTCACGTGACCAATTAGCCTTGAGATGGGCAGGGCAGATAACAACGACTCTGAGATTGTGCAGGAGAGCGTATCCGATTGCCTCCCAAGTCTTTCCAAGTCCCATCTGGTCAGCAACAAGGGCGCGTCCATTCGAGAGATTGATAAACTCAACTCCCACCTTCTGAAAGGGACGTGGAGTGTGACCATTGAGGAAGGGGATGACAAGGTCGGAGTCCTGTTGAAGGGCAATGGTATCCATCTTGGTGCGACGTTCCATCTCAGCTTCGACCAGCTTCAGCGCGTCATCCTTCCAGACTGCGCCACGATCACCCTTGTAGCCGTCCAACGCATTGTATACGCGCCAGCCCTCAGTGTAAGGAACATTCCAGTAGAGCTTGTCACGGAAGTACTCCGCGCCAGGAATATCCCTCAACAAATTAGTGGGAGCTTTCGGGTGAGATGTGATCTTGAATTGTTTGCCATCAAGCTCGATGAGGAAATCTGGTAGTGTCTCGAAGCGAGTGATCTTCGCCTCGACACCCATCAGATGTGTGAGCTTGACGTTCTTGAGGTTGACTACTTGCTCGCGGAATTGTTTCCAGTACTCAGCAGGGATACGGTTGACACCAGTGTATGCGTCGAACTGGCGACCGTAGATGCCGCGGAGCAGATTGGTGATGTCCTCGCGAAGGTCCGGGAGAACCTTGACATTCACGAAGAACATGTCGAAATCACAAGCGCGGATTTCAGTCGGGCGCGCGAGTGCCTCTTGTCTCGTCCGCTCCAACTCTTCAGCTTCAACCTTGCGCTTGTCGTCAGCAAGCCTGCGTGCGAGAGCAGCTTTCCTCTCAGCTACCTCGCGGTAGTTTGCACGTAGTTGCTCAAGTTTAAGACGCGCTTCCTCACCTTCAACACGGAGACGCTCTAGCTCTGTCTCCGCATCTTGGATAAGGATTTCTGCGTCGGTCAACGTCTCTTCACTTTCGGGCACCACTTTGTGCCTCAGCTATTTAAGGACCTGTCAATATAACACATTCGGGTCGATTTGTCAAGCCTCGCTGACCGTGACCTCCACTTCTGGAAAGCCCTCGTTCTGCGCGCAAATGAGCATCTGTGAGAACGTCTCGAACTCACTGACGCTCATCATCAGGTGCCCTGCAACGTTCACCTTCACCTCGTCGAAGTATAGATCAGCCAGGCAATTGTTCCCCGCCTGACTCACTTTCTTGAGCACTATCTTCATCTTGGTTCTCGTGATAATCATGAGTGATAAACGCCATCATATGGAGCAGGAAAAAGCTCTGCGCCTTTCCTCTCATCTCCGAATTGATGATGGCGTAGCGGACGATGCTAGGATCGGCGTCGGTTGTCTGCTTTAGGAGCGTGACCTTTTGCTCCACCGGCCAGTTTTCTGCCTCCGGCATCTGCGGATCGTCCAGGATCAGCAGGAATCGGCGGGACAGACCAGATGTCCGCATATCCGTGTGGCCCATCAGCAAGCACCTCCAGTGTACCCAGAACCTCGGCCTTCTTCTTGCGTGGGCCGAAGATACGGTCATAGTTCTCACGTCCTTCATCGGACAGAGGCTTGCTGAATACACGGCGACTCATTTCTTTCCTACTTTCTTCGAGTCAGGATTGCGAGCGGCGAAGCGCTTGATCCGCGCCTTGCGATGCTTGCCTTGTCCCCAAGCCACCTTGTTCTTGCCACGACGGCGGCTCATGCTTGCTCCACTGGAATGAAGTAATCGAGAACACACGCAACAACGCGCATGAGTTGATCGCGCCGCGCCTGTGTCCTGGGGCCACGCTCGTATACCATAGTGAGTCCCAAAATTACTTCTTCAACTGGTCTCATATTTACTCCCTAAAGATGAGTGATGGCTAAGGGAGGGAGTCGAACCCTCAACGCTCAACAGAGCAACGGATTTACAGTCCGTCGTGACTTGCCGATAGTCAGCCACCTCGCCAGGTTCGACCGCCCCAGCCTTGTTCCCTGCCCGATATGTTGCGCTGGTAAGCCTCGGGCGTAGCGGGCTTCGCAGGCTGCTAACAGGGCTCTAGATGTTATCGCGGCCTAATCACCTATGACTGCTCCGTACCCGAAGGAGGGAGGCTTGAAGCCCGGTGACAGTTAGCTGTACCTTTGCATGCGTGACGGTCGAGAGACGCGAGCAGGAATCGAACCTGCCATATACCTCATGAAGATGGCCGTAAACATGAGATACATTCCCATCAGCTAGTGCTGTTCGCGTCGGAGCTGGCGTAGGATAATGGTTGTCGTGGCAACCACTTTACGAGCCATCAGCTCTGTGCCAATGATCTCGACCTAGCCAGTCGGGGGACAGGTTGTTGGAGAACAGCCCCATTGCTCCCCAGACAATTTTCCTGGGCAGAGAAGCCGCTGCCTCGCTTGACCCTACACTTCTCTGTTTAAGCCTCAGCCCTGGGCGCTCAACGAGGGAGAACCGAGGCCCCAGTTCTTAGTTCACGCGCTCACTGGAAAAGGGATCTCGTTGTCCTTCTTCTGCTGTTCTGCGAGGTGCTGCTCGTGGACGCGCCGAGCGAGGCGCATCTTGGCAATGTCCTGCGCGGCGAATGTGCTCCGCTTCGCGCCAGGCTCCACCTCGATCACTTCGCGCAAGCCGGTAGGCTTGTGAATTACCTCGATGCGCTCGACGTGCCGCACCGACAGCTCCTCATCGCCTAGCATATGCGGGATCAGCTCCCTGTCGAAATTGTACCGCTCCTTCAACCAGCGCCTCCAACTTGCATCGCGCTCGTAGACATGCGCGACAAGCTCGACAGCCATCGTGCTGTACAGCCGTTGCGTCCAGACGCGGTCGATGGCTCTCTTCAACGCATCTGGGAAATCTGCTCCGCCGGGCATCGCTGAGTTACCCAGAATGATTCTCGCCGTCGGGCCTGGTGTCACCTTACAGATGAACGAGCCCGGCCAGAGAAACACCCTGAACGCAGTGACTGGCAACGAGGTGTGCGCCTTAGCGTATTGCAGCGCAAACCCATGCACAGCCTCCTCCACCTCAGAGAGCGTCAGCTTACGCTGGCTCCCGTCCTCAGGTTCTGGCATGGTGGAATAGTCCCTCCCAGGACTTGACAGTTGGCCTTATCTGAGCGTTCGGCCTGTCTAGTTTCACGGCCATCCTGGGAGGGGATGAGGATGCTCAGGCCGTGTTACGACCACTTGCGCGTACCCTTGATAGGGCTCCCAACGCGATATTTACACCCGTAATATAACATGGTGGACGGGTTTTGTCAAGCCTCCTACACCGTGCAAGTCTCAGGTTTCGCGCCTAGTACCAGCGATCCACTGCGGCTGGAGTCGCCCAATCCCAGATCATGATCCAGCCCAACACGATTGTTCCCCACAGCGCGATCATACCGAGCGCCGGGAGCAGCATGAAACCCTTGCGAGACTTCCACCTGCGAGTAATGAAGTACATGATCCACCTCCACGAAAGAAAAGTTGGAGGCTTGCACGGTACAGGTGGCCCAACTCTGATGCCCCACTCTCGTTTAGATCGAACCCGGAACATCGAGCCCCTCCTTGTTTCTCTCGCCCAGGTGATCCCCGATGCGAGCCATGAAGGCACCGTCGAGAACATCTGCCGTTGTCTCACCATCACGGATGATTCTCGTGTAAATATCCTCGAGAATCCCTCGCGCCTCCAAGTATCCGCTCGTCGGTACTGAGCCACCGAGACTGATGCGCTCAGCACAGCCTTCGATCAGCGCGCGCCAGAGACGATCCTCGGACAGCGCCCGCTCGCGTACCAGATCAGCGAGCAACTCCTTTGCGTCACGAACTGGCTTGGCACTACCCAATCCATGGACGAGACTGTTGATGTGTCGAATCGTGTCCTCGATCTTGCTTTGTTCCTCGTATCGAGCACGAGCGCCCGCGACACGTTCGCACAGTTTCATCAACTCCCATTCGATTTCCTTTTGCTCCATCCGTTCTCACCTCCCTTGTCTTTATCGGCTAAAGATGAGACTACATCAGTGAGATCAGCGCGTCGATCCTGCCGATGTGTACGAGATACCAGTTCGAGGGATTGTAGAACGTCTCTCGACTCTCGCAGATGTAACAGAGTTTGACTCGTGAGTCCTTCGCCAACTGAATTGCGATGTCGAGCAGCTCGAACGTGATCGGCAGCTCCTGTCCTTGAATTCTCACGCTACCTCCTTGATTAGAGGCATTACCTCGTGTTGCCACTTCCGAAGGATCGCTGTTTGATACATCTCAGCGTCCACCTCCCTCGCGTACTTACCCACGCGAGTTCGTTCCAATCTCCACTTCATCGCTGGCGTATTCCAGTGTTGGAATTGCCAGACATGGCGAAGCTCGTGAGCGATGACCGACACGAGGAACTCTGCTCGTGACGAGAATGAGACTTGTTTCTTAGTGAATTTGAGTTTGAGCTTGTGTTCATGCGAGATCTTCCTGGGTACAATCACGACAACCTGATTGTCCTCGTGATAGTACCAGCCCCACTGTCCTGCAACCTTCCCCCTCCGCTTGTTCTTGATGACGATTGAAGCGACTGGAGGACAGTCAGGAGGCATCGCAAATGCCGCAGCAATCGCGATTAACCTATCAGGCAGGTTAGTCGTATTCCTCAACATAATGGCCTCGTCATCATGTCGAGTATCACTTCTTTCACCAGCTTGATCTTCCGCCAGAGAGCTTCCTCGGCACCCTCGCTCGTCATCTGATCCATAGCTTGGATCGCGGTGACGTAGGACTCTAACAAGTCCTCAGCTTCCTTGCGAGTATATTGCAGTGCCATACAAGCCCCCTTGAATGGTGAGCTTCGTCTAAGGTGTTGCACGCCAAGGAATCGGCTATCTCCCGACAGCTAGGCTGGATCGTTGGGACGGGACACAATGCCCGCCGCGCCAGGGCGCGTCCTTGAAACGTGCAAACAGCTCTCTTATCATTTGATGATTAGACCTACCGAACGTGAGCGCTGATGTACGTTACTTCGCCTTCGCCAGGAGGCTCTGCAGCTCCTCCATCGTGAACTCCTTGCCGCTCGACACGAGCGCGGCGATGTCATCGAAGGCAGCAGCCTTCTTCGCCTTGCTCGGACCCCGCTCCGTGTCCGCCGACGGAGTGTAGTCGAGAGCGAGCTTCTGACCCTTGGCGACGATCTCGGCCACCAGCTCCGTGATCTTCTCCGGGGTCAACTCGACGCCCTCCGCGACTTCGTAGTTGCGGGCGAACGCACGAGCCGCGTTCTTCGCGTTGGTGGAACGCTGACCGTTGTAGAAATCCCGCAACGAGTCCGCACCCCCCGCGTCCTTCACCATCTCTTCGTCAGTCTCGACCTGGAGAACCTCGACGGGGAACTCGATCTTGCCGAGCTTCTCGTGATTGGTCGTGACCGGCTTTTCCTGCGCGACAGCTTTCATATGCCGATCCTCTCTACCGATGTTCGGTTGGGTGAAACGAGGGAATCAGCGCTCACGTATCGGTTGTCAAAGAGCCTTGTTCGTTGTACCGTATAGACAATATACCACGGTCAACGGTTCCTGTCAAGCCCCAAATATCCCCACGCCCAGTGTGGCGTCGATACAACACTTCCGGGCGCCTTCCCGACTTTAGATATGAGTGAGGCTATCATACCTCACCCACGCTTGTCCTCATCCTTCATTTACACCTCCGTGATTTGCACCAGCTTGGCTCCAGCATACTGCACGAGCATGCGCTGTGCGCGCTCCTTCTCCCGCGTGCTCACCTCGCCCAAACCGATCATATCCAGAATCAACTTGGCAGCCAATTCCGGCGGGGACTCTTCATACGTTCCCGCGACCATCGACTCACAATGCTCGACAGCACGGCGCATGACATCCCGAGCCTCATCTTCGGTCTCACGAACGAGCATGACTACGCGAGTGGGCATTAGCCACCCGTACATTGTCCCTCCTATCTGGTGTTGACGCCCAACTCCAACGGATACGGACAGATCGTGTAGACTCTCGTGTAGACGAGAATCCAATCGTGTGTAGACAAGCTAACACCTCACCGTTGAATTGTCAAGCCCTCAAACAATTCCAATGTTTGTCCATTTCTTCCATCCATCCATGTGGATGGCCTACCCCCACCCCTTGACCCTCTAGCTCCTCAGCTGTTCTTATATATATTATTTTTTTATAAGAACTGAGGTGTCAGTGTCCTAATAAGGTGTCAGAGGGTGAAGGGGTGCCCCCCGTCCATCCATGTGGATGGATGGAATAGATGGAACTATGAGCCAATGACGTGAGGAGGATTTGAACCTCGCCCAACACCTTACGATGTCGTCTTACGATGTCGTCTACCCTATATTAGCGGCTCGCGTCGTGTTTTGTCAAGCCTTGCGTTTCACGTATCTGGTGAATGCTGACGTAAACCAGCCCTCCCAGAAATCGCAGTACCATTCATGCCTGACTGGGCCTCGTGCGTCCTTCGTCATTTGCCGAGCGATCTCGTCCTCGCCCGGCCAGATGTCGTTGCTCACTTGGGACGCTTGATCGTCAACGGTTTTCCGTCGCCGTCCTTCATAATCTCCACCTGAGCGAACACGAGCGCGCTCTTGTAGTGGTGACCGTGTCCTGCTCGGATCGCCCGCACCTTGGGTGCCTCCCCGTCACGTGAGACTAGAATGAAGCCCACGTCACGAGTCTGGTTCCTGACCTTTCGGGGTACGAGCCGCTTGTTGCGCTCGCGCACCGCCTTGGTCATGGTGGGGCGCACCTTGCTCCGCCCGTCCATAGACGAGCCGATGCAACCTATTGCGTGCGCCACGTTCCCCTCCTCAGGGTATATGGGACGGTTTGACGCCGCCCGCGTGCCACCTGATGGAGCACATCGCGTGCCAGGACGGTGAGCGGTGCCTGGCGACAGGTACTGGTAGAGCAATCGCCGTGCCACGTCTCTAACTCGTTGCGGCATAACGACTTACGATGTGTCCTCATTTGGGTACGCCGCCCGCTTCGGGAGCGCATCGGGGGACGGGCGCAACACTGTGTTGTGACGACCCTGCAACAGGTATGTGAGCACTCACTCCAGCGTCATGCCTGAAAATGATTATCATTCGCATTGTCCCTGGGTCACTGTGTGTGAGTACTCGCTCCGCCAGGGCGGGTGCCTCCCAGAGGGTGAGCACTCACTCGCGCCATCTCCAGGTGAGTGAGCACTCGCATCCCCCGGTAGGGGGAAAACGAGAAACGTAAATTCTATACAAGGCACCCCAGGTAATTACGGGATACTTTTTAAGTTACACCTCATTCCCTACCTATTGCTTGACTTTAGCCGCTAAAGATGAGATACATCGTTCTTTTCGAGGTAGATCGTTGGGTTCGTGTGTATCGTCATAGGTTCCGCATGGAACCATCTTCTTGGCTCGTCCATGCGGGGCACGTGGAAACTGGGGCTTGCGTGTGGGATGGGATTGTATTATACTGATTCATATTCTCGGGACACCATTCCACGAGGTCTGTTATGCTCACCTGGGCAAGAGTTGGTGACATCGTCATAACGGCTGCTGCGACAGACAGCTTGGCGATGATCAGTAACCAAACGATCTCGGATGCCGAGGACATTGCCATCAAGTCCCCAACCGGGCTCGTCGCTGCAGCAACCATCCAGATCTCGTTCGACTTCGACGTAGACTATCAGCTCCGCACATCACCTTCTGTCTCACTTGCACAGGCCACCGCTAATGCGACCTGGGCCGCTCCTCCGACTGCCGTTCCCCTCGGAGCTGCTGGTATCGCTGTGAACTTCAAGGCGGCGCTTCTGCTCGCAGCTGCGTGGCGCATCCATCTCGCGGCAGGTGACGCGGCGGATCGCACGTTCATCGTTCACAAGCGAGTCTACGGGGCGATGAGCTGATGGCGAAGCGGCTTATCGGCGGACCTAAGAAAAGGCGTTTCAGGGAGCCTTTCCATGTTCGCCAGAAGCACGTTAGTGGTAAGCATGTCGGCTACGACATCTTGGTGTGTAACTCACCGTTCTTGGTGTCAGCCGACACGAGGTTTCCACTGAAGCGTCACGAGGCATACGCCATTGTCCAGTTACTCAACAAGCAGCCACACTTGCGTAAGCAGGTGCAAAAGATAGGAGAAGCATATGTCTGATCCAACAAGTGGTGGCCGCCATCGCGCGAACGCTGACCGGCGCCTTGGGAAGACTCCAATGTCCGAGGACGATTCTCTCGCTGTCGAGGCGTATGGTCCTCGTGGCGCGGCGCTTCGCAAGACGCTGGCAACCGGAGCCAATGCAATGGCGGCTACTCCTGATTCAACAGTTGGGCAGAAGGTGAAGTCAAGGGTCAAGAAGCTGTTTGGAGGATAAGTGCCTAAGTTCAAGCTAATCGTTACTCTGGACGAGCTGGATAGCAAGAAACTTCACACCAAACTCGATCGAGCAATCACGCTCCTCGAGAGCCTTGTGCTGTTACAAACAGCACTCAACCAGGAGATCAACACAATGGCGGGAGAACTCGACAGCCTCACCTCACAGGTGGCGGCGAATACCGATGCCGAAGCATCCGCAGTACTCCTTCTCGGTCAACTCCACGATCTCATCGTCGCGGCCGGCACCGATCCAGCGAAGCTCAGTGCCCTGACCTCGCAGCTCGCGTCCTCCAAGGACGCACTCGCAGCCGCCATCGTCGCCAACACTCCGGCGGCGTAGTTGTTCTACACAGACTCTCACGTTTTCGATGGGCGAGAGTTCATTCTCCAAGAGGAGACCCGTCGCATGCCGGTCAAGTCGAAGGCTCAGGCTCGTTTCATGGGCGCTGTTGCGGCGGGGAAAGTGAAGGGTGTTTCACCTGACGTGGGGAAAGAGTTTCTCTCCCACACCTCCAAGGCAGCTTACAAGAAGTTGCCCGCGAAGAAAGGGAAGAAGAAATGATCTATCTCATTCTTCTCTGGTTCGTCACCTGGTGTCTCATCAGGATCATCAAGGTTGAGCCGACAGTTCAGATCATCCTCATCGTCGCACTGATACTCGGCCTGGTACTGGTGTTCGGCTTCCCGCATGTTAGAGCGGGATGAGCAGGTTGGCTTCACAGAAGAGGAAGAGGTCAGTTGGATACAATATTTCGCTGACTTCAAAACAACTGTATGGCCGCTGCTCGCTGCACAAGGCTTCACGTTTCCACAGGCACTGATGTTCTGGCGCCAGGAAGTCTTGACTGGACACATCATTCAGCTTCGAGAGACGCTTGAACGTGGCTCGTAAGAAAGCTGTTTACACTGGCAAGAGGATTCCCCCTCCGAAGCAGGGCTTCCTCGGTAAGCAGCTGCGAGAATATCGTAAGAAACTGAAGAGCTTTGGCAAAAGGAAATAGGCATGGCGGCTCCAAACCTTGTAGAAACGCACATCAACCCAGCTCTCAACGGCGATTCTCCGCTGGATGAGAACAGGGCGCTTCGACGTGCGCGCATCACCAAGCCTCGTTGGAATCCGAAGGAATGGCATCCCATTTACGAGGAAGTGGTTCTCCTCGACTGCATGGGATACAAGCGTACCGAGATCGCTTATCGTATGGGTTTCTCGGATATGCACGTCACCAATATCCTTAAGACAGAGCAGGCTGGAATCGTCCGCAAGCTCGTCCTCGCTCGTATCAACGGCAAGGCGATGCAGACGATTGAGCAGCGTCTCGAAACAGTGACGTTGAAAGCAATGCAGCGTGTCGAGGATGTCATCAACGACGATGCACTCGCGACGAAGAATCCTCTTGGTATCTTCGACCGAGCCATTACTTTACTCCGGGGAACAAGGAAGATTCAACCCGACGATGCTGGTGGAACGAACATCGGCAAGGCGATCATCGTCTCGGATCAACAGTTCGATAAGCTGATAAAGGGTACGGCGATGGCAGACGAGGCCAAGCGCCTCCATGCTCTCCCTGAGACCGCTGTTGAAGTTGGCGATGTCACTCAAGCTCCGTGACTTCGAGTTTGAGGGTACATACTCGGATGAAGAGTGGAACAGACTAACATCCGAGGAAACGAACATAATTGCACGGAAGAAGATTGAGACCAAATTCCGTGAGTTGGACACCGAAACGTGGAACCATTGGCGACAGCGAGCAAAGAATGACCTGTTCTGGCTCAACTCGGCGATTCTCGGATACGATAGGCTCTCGCCGAATCTCCACGGTCATCTATGCAGCTGGATGGAGAGAAACGCGGAGTGGCGCTTCCGTGAGATTCTTCTACCTCGTGGACACTTCAAGTCTACAATTTGTACGATTGGCGACTCTATCCAGATTGTCTTACCCGATGTCCTCTCGAACCAACCTTGGCCGCGTAATCTAGGCACTGATTGTAGGCTTCTGATCTGTCACGAGACAGACGGTCAAGCTTCGAACTTTCTTTTTGCGATCACAGGACATTTTCTGACGAACCCGCTACTCATGGGTCTATTCCCTGAGTGCGTACCGTCACCAAGAAAACACCGCATCAATCGGCATGAATTGGAACTGCCAAGGTCACAGACTTGGCCGGAGCCGACGATTGACACGATGGGTGTAGGTGGAAAATCGCAGGGGCGACACTACAACTACATTAAGTTCGATGACTTGATCGGAGACAAGGCACGCGATTCCGAAACAATCATGGCAGCCGCGAAGGAATGGTTTGACAATGTTCAAGCCTTCTTCTCGGACTTCGGAATTGACCACTTCGACTTGATCGGCACTCGTTGGGCATTCGACGATCTATACTCCCATATCCACGATAGATATGGAGAGGAGCTGTTAAAGTATATCAGAGGTGTCGAGGAACTGACTGGTCGTTTCATTGGGCCGGACAAGATTCCAGAAAAGTTACCGATCTTCCCAGAGGGCGGGTTCACCTCATCGAACCTTGCTATCCTTAGGAAAAATCGGAAAGTGTTCAGCGCACAGTACGCCAATGATCCAGAGGAAGGTGCGACAGAGTTCGACAAGACCTGGAAGCGTTACTACCACTGGGTCGGTTACAACCAACTGATCGTATTCTCTGGAAAGGTACAGACAAGGATCAACGTTCGAGATCTCGATGTTTGTATCCTGTACGATCCTGCCATGTCAGGATATGGTGGGCTGGTGGTTACGGGTACAGACAATCTTAATCGTATTTTCATCCTTAATTGCCTAGAGAGGGAGTGGAAGCCACCCGAGACTTGCGACAATATGTTCAAGTTGGTTGTTCGCTGGAAGCCGCGAGCCGTCGCAATTGAAGAAGTGCTGTTCTCGGGACTATACAAAATCTGGTTTGAACGTGAAATGTTGTGGAGAGGTCAGTATTTCTCCATTGTTCCTATTGGTCCCATTGTGGGTGGAAAGACTTTAAGCAAGCCAGCGCGTGTTCGGGCAACACAGAACTACTGGAGCGCCGGTCTCGTTCACTTCGCAGCGAACCCGGAGAAGCTTCAGGGACACATCATCGACAGTTCCAAGGCTTTTGGTGACGATACCGCCGAGATGGCGAAGGAATACGACACTTTTGGGGCCAACAGGAAAATTCACATGCTCGATGCCTTCGCTTATGGTCCAGAAGTGTGGATGCCTGGTCTAAGTCGGGCCAAGTTCGAGCAATTTCAGCAGAAAGAGACCGAGTTCTTCGATCAACATGACGTTGAGACCGGTTATTCAACCATAGACCTGGTATGAAGAGCGCACTTGTCTTGATTCTGGTCACCGCGATCACCTCTGTTCTCCTAGCTCGGGAGTTTTTTCCACGCAAAGTTGTGGACAGAGTGCAAATCCCGGTGATTGTGCCGAAATACGACACAGTTGAGACGCTTCCGAAGTGGTATTCGGACTCGGTGGCGTACTGGAAGAAGAAAAAGCATACAACCGACACTGTTCCGATCCTGATTTCTAACACAATCGTCGGGGCAGCGCCGATCAACGTCATCGCAACACCAGAAGAGCGGCCAGATCTGTGGCCTGTGCTCGATTACTCTGGTGGATTCAAGTTTGGGGACACTGCACTCGTCGGTTCCTTGTCGATTCGCAGTGGTAAGGTAGCGATTTCCAAGTTCTTCATTCCGGGGATCTTAACTGGGATTCACATGGACTCCGCGAACAGTGTCCCAAAAATAGATTTCGTACCGTTTCCAGCACCAAAGCGGCCATCTCTTCTTTACAAGCTAAAGATGGTTGGGATTGGTGCTGGATCGTGTGCTATCGTCGGGAGTGTGTTCTAAATGCCTGGTTACCCGAGAGAACTTGTCCTTGACAGTGATACGGAGGAACGTCTCGTTTCATATATCGAGACCGAACTCTTGAATCATTACATGGAGCGTGGAACATGGATGGACAGGTTGCTCTCCTGGCAGAAGGATTACTGGGCAGAACCGACGACGAAGCGAGCGACGTTCCCGTTTACGGGGGCCTCGACTCTAGTGATCCCGCTAACCGCTGTCGCAGTGGAAGCTGTCCATGCGCGGACTATGACTACCTTGTTCGCGTTAAACCAGGTGGTTTCAGCGACAGCACGCTCCGATTCCTGGGAAGATTACGCGCGCCCTGTGGAGCGCTTCTTGGATCACGAACTCCTCAAGGAAATGAAGCTCCGTCGGAAACTCGACTCTTCGGTTTTGGAAATCGAAAAGTTCGGAACCGGGATCGGCAAAGTTGGATACGAGAAGATACTCAAGACAGCAATCCGAACAGTTGGCGGTGTGGAGCAGGAATATCCCGTCATCGTTCGTGATGGTGCTGTTGTTGACTCGGTAGCTATCGGACGATTTTTGATGTCGTTCTCGGCTACCGATCCCCAGACGGCCCCTTGGTGTGGAGAGGAGCACGCAGAATCTCCGTACACAGTCATGTGTCTTGAACGGAGTGGACTCTTCAAGCCAGGGACTTTCGACAAGATCAAGGCATGGGTTGCTACGTCTTCACAAACGGCAACTGGCGTCGAGAGAAGGTTTGCACAGGGGCAAGAAGCACTCGAGAGCCGCAAGGCAGTTTGGCCGAATCTCATTGATTGGGTCGAACTATGGTGTTCATTCAACGTTGACGGCGGAAAGTACGAGAAGGAAATCGTCCTCCATTATCATCGTCCCTCCAGATGTCTGATGTCAACTCGGTACAACTGGCACGACGATCTCCATCGTCCGTACCGCGTCGGTGTCTACTTCCCAGTCGAACACCGCTGGAATGGGATTGGGATTTGTAAGCAGAACGAACAGTTCCAGAAGGAAATCACCACGCAGCATCGCCAGCGTTTGGACAACGCGACGTTGGCGAACATGCGAATGATCAAGGTGTCGAAACTGTCAGGGTATAAAGCTGGAGAGCCGATCTTCCCTGGCAAGATGTGGTTCCTTGACGACATGACACATCTCGATACCGTTCAGCTGGGGGAGGTATATAACAGTGCATTCAACAACGAACAAGCAACTCTCATGTATTCCCAGCAGCGAACTGGGGTCAATGATGTGGTTCTTGGCCAACCACAATCTGGTACTCCGGGGACCGCAACTGGAGATCTTGCGCGTATTCAAGAAGGTGCCAAGAAGTTCGATTACGCTTACCAGAACATCAAGGAGTTCGTACAAGAACTTATCATCGACACGGCTTGTATCGTACAACAGTACGGTCCACGTCGAATCGAGTACTTCGATGTTGCTGAAGGTGGGAAGATGGTGCAAGCCTTTTTCGATATGCCTGTCGAGTACATTCGACATGGCCTGTTGATCGAATTGAACGCTGCAGGACAGCAACAGAACAAAGTTCTGGACCGTCAGAATTGGGTTCAGGTATCATCCCTTCTACAACAGTATTACATGGGGATGCTGCAGCTTGCCCAACTCGGTGGTCAGCAAGAGTTGATTGCTTTCATCATTCAGAAGGGTCTGGTTGCGGGCACTGAAGCGATGCAGCAGATCCTTGAATCCTTCGACATTCGTAATGTCGATAGGATCGTTCTAAGCGAGCTGCTAAAGCAGCCAGCAGGCGGAGGTCCCAATGTCAGCGGCAGAGGCAATCCTCTCCAGCTTGGACCCGGAGCAGGTGCAGGACCTCAAGGAGCTGGTCAAGCACAAGGAATGGACCAGCTTGCTGCTCTTGTTCAGACGCTTGGTGGAAACGGCAATGGTGGAGCTGGAAGGCTTCAAGGTGCCCGAGGAGGCGTTTGAGCGTCGTGGTAAACTAGTCGGGATACGTTTAGGCTTTGAAGTCATTAGTAACTTAAGCGAGAGGAGCGGAACTCATGGCAGCACCAGTGCAGCCGGTACCATCAGGCCAACCTGGACCCCAGGGGACGCCAATTCCCAGAGCGGCATCGACGCCGGTCTCAACCCAGCCGACGAGCCAGCCCGCTACCCCAGCTACTGAGGGCGCAGCGGCACCGCAACCGGGAGCAAGTGTAGCACCTCCTGTTGTACCTACGGGTCCGACGAGAGAGCAACAGCTGATCGCAGCGCAGGAAGCTGTCCTTCGGGATCAGCAACAGGTCATAACGAGACTTCAGCAGAGCCAACGTGGAATCGAGGGTCGAGTTGCGGCAATCGAATCGCCCGGACCATCTCGCGACGATCAGAACCAGGCATTCTGGAAGGACCCGATCGGCCTGATGACCAACTTGATCCAAACGGAACTCAAGAAGACGGTCGATCCGATTAACCAGTATATTTCTGGTCAGCGTGTCGAGACGGCTTACGATCGTGCGAAGGGTAGACTCAAGACCGAATACGGTGACCTCTGGCCGACCATCGAGCCCGAGGTAGACCGTTTCATTACAGCGGCAGCACAGTCTGGCAATGAAGTGAACGACCAGTTGCTCAACGTGGCGGCGCTGGCGGCGACGGGAGCGTATCATCGGGGACTCCTGGGGCCGACCTCACCTCAGCCGAGTGGTGCGCCACCCGCGCCTCCAACTCCACTTACTCCGGCGGCAAGGATCGATATGACGGCACCCCCTCATCTTCGGCCAAGCGCTCCGGTCATTCCCGGCCATGAGCGGGAACAGAAGCCAGAGGCTCGTGCGCTCACTGAGAATGAAGCGCGTCTCGCGCGTGAGCGCGGTCAGACACCGGAGCAGTTCCTGGCCTGGATCGAGGTTCCACCCGATCAGGTGGTGCATAGCAAGATCGGGAGGCCGACATCATGAGCGAACAACGCGAAGTCATCGATACGGCCACTGGCCGCGAGATGTCTCTCACTGAGGCTCTCGAGAAGGACCCGGAGGAGTACAAGAAGCTTCGAGCCAAACGCAAGGCTCGCTTCAGTCGGGTCCTTGAACGAGGCATGATCGCAGATCGGTTGCAGGTGGACCTTCCTCCCACGTTGTGGGGCGAGTGGGTTCCCAACGACAAGCAGTCGATCTACGAAAAGGAGATGCTCGGCTTCTTCATCGACTCCGAGTACGCAACCAAGCGCTCCCTCCATGATGTGGGGGATGGACGTTCCATCGTAGGCGACTGCGTTTTCATGACGCAAGATGTCGAGGATCATATCCTCCTCGAAGAGATTAGGCGGGAAAACTTCGAGGCAGCGAACGGCAAGCCTGGTCAGACTGCTCGTCTCCAGAGTGAGGAGAAGGAATTCGCAGGGATGAGCCGAACCATCGGAATGCCGACGATCGAGGAATCGAGAGCTAAGTCAGCACGCAAGCAGGAGCTGGAGACAGCACTCAAGGCGACGCAGTCGGGACAGGTGCAAGTCCCAGCGTCAACGCGAGTCATCAAGTAGTCCCACATCGTCTCTCGGAAAGGGAGATAAACTTCTATGGGTCGCAAGATTCAGCCCGCGCGAATGATCGGGCCACATGCGCCTTCCGTCTTGTCAATCGTCTATACGACAGGACAGACGTTCAAGAAGGGTGCGCTTGTCGTCTACGTCGCAGCAGGAACCGTCTCGGAGTGCGGAGCCGATCCAGCCTTGGTTACTGGCGTCGCACTCGAAGCTGCAGCTTCCAAGCCAGGCTGGGACGCGGCGAACTCGCCGTCACAGGTCACAGGTCGGGTGCAGGAAGTCTCGGTGGGCATGGCGGATCGTATCACTACCTGGTCGATGCGCGGCATCAACGGTGGCACCGACCCACTCACGCCGACACAGACGATGATCGACGAGAAGTACGGCGTTGCCAAGGTCGGTGAGGACTGGGTTCTCGACCAGGCCGAAGTCACGGCCCTCGTTTTCGAGGTCGTAGACATCGACATCGACAACAAGATCTTCTTCGCGAAGTTCTTGGAGGCGGTGCTTTCGCTCCCGTAACACTTCGCTCGCTCATCTTTAGCGAGTAAATTCAAGACAGGAGTAACAAAACTGTGGTCACCCAAGGCGCATTCAACCTGCTGTTCAGGCCTGGGCTTCGTCCCGACTTCCGTGACGAGTACGATCAGTACGCGCCGGAATACCCGATCTATCTGAAGGTCGAGACGACCACCATGCCGGAGCAGTCAGCCACCATCATGACAGGGCCTTCGCGGCTTCTGGAGCGTGGTGATGGCGAGCCGGTCACCTACGAGGACGCGGTCATCGGTCCGAAGGTGATGGGCGTGGACAAGGAGTTCGCGCTCGGGTTCATGATCACTCGGCGTACCGTCGAGGACGACCAGTACGGTAAGGCGAACCAGGCTGCGAAGTGGCTGGCTCACGCTGGTCGCATGACCTCCGAGTACCGTTCGGCCGCTCTTCTGGATGACGCTTTCACTGGCGCTGTCTTCAAGGGCATCGATGGCCTCGCGCTGTGCCACACGGCGCACACGCTGATTAACAGCGGAACTACCGTGGCGAACACTCCGACGACCCCGGTTGGACTCTCGATCACCGGCGTCACCGCGGTTCAGGACCTGTTCCGTCTGCTCAAGGACGAGAACGGCGATCCGGTCAAGATGTGGCCGGACAAGCTGGTACTCGGTAACAGCTCCTCGGACATCAACAAGGCCTGGCAAATCTTCAACAGCCAGAAGGAGCCGTTCACCGCGGACAATCAGGACAACGCCATCAAGGCGAACATGAAGGTGCAGATCGAGGTCTCGCACTTCAAGACTTCCCTGAAGTCGTACTTCTTCATCGACTCTCGGTACAACGACGCTCACTACGTGACGCGCCGGGCAATCGAGTTCGATGACGACTTCGACTTCAACACCGACGCCGCGCTCTACAAGGCCACCACCCGCTTTCTGATCTGGTTCGTAGATTGGAAGGGCTGGGTCGGCGTCAACCCCTCGTAACCCTCCTATCACACTAACTAGGAGGGTAATATGAGGGAACAGGGACCTACCCACGAAGGATACATCGTCGGCTCGGGATCGGAGGGTGACCTCTCGAACAACCTGACTGGCGGACTGGCCCTCGCTGCTAAGGCAACGGTGGCACTCAACATCGGTGACGCAGTCATTCAGACTGCAGCTACCGCGGACGAAGTTACCAAGCTGACCACCGACGCGCAACACATCCGACGTGTTGGTTTCGTGGTCGGTGGAACCAGGACGGGTATGAAGGTGCTCACAGGCTCGGAGATGGTGGGTACCGCAGCCGCTGCCATCGGTGAGCAGGTGCTTGTCTGTTACAGCGGTATTGCCTGGGGAGTCTCGCAGGCAGCCATCAACCGGGGCGACAAGGTTCGCCCGGACACAACCACAGCAGGCCGTGTTCTCGCAGGCACTGACACGACCGATCTTGTGGCTGGTATCACCGGCAAGATCCTCGGGAACGCACTCGATACGGTTGGCGCTGGTGCGCTGCCGCTTCGCGTTCTCGTTTCGCTCGCCTAGCACAACAGGAGTTCCTTATGCGGCAGTCCTTGATTGTAGGCGCAAGGCCAGCATTCACTCGCGGCAAGCCGTTTCCCCACGTTCCACTCGGTGCTGGTAATTGGAGGGTTGAGGTTGAGAACCGTAAGGAATCTCGAATCTCACTCACCATCTACAAGCGAGTCGAAGTGGAACATGGGGAGGCGTCATTTCCAAGCGTAGCGGAGATTCCATTGGGAGACGATAGAATGTTTCTCCAAGGTCCATGCGTCATCTCCGCTGAAATTACTCACTCTGGACGTGAGTCATACGTTAGCGTATTCGCCTATCCCTTGAATGGGAAGGTAGAGTAATATGGGACTCAATGTTGCACAGATGATTGCGAAGCTTCGTAAGGCGACAGGACAGGATTCTGATGATCTGTCCGATGTCGATGCGACTTTGCAGCTGAATATCTCATACTGGGAGCTGATCGACAAGTTTCCATTCCGTGAGAAAGAAGTGCGTGTAACCTTCCCCACGGTCGCTGGCATACGATCGTACAGCGCACCAACTCCGTTCGAAGCATTACGGCATCTCGCAATCTTGAATCCAGCAAGCGAGCTGCACGTTCCGCTCGACCAGATGGCGGAGGATCGGTATGAGCAGGAATATGACGAGACTTCAGACAAGCGGACTTTTCCTACGCACTACGTGCGTGAGGGTTGTCAGATGTTGCTGTTTCCAACACCCGATGCCGCATACACCATTACGATGCGGTACTGGACGACACTAGCTGACCTGTCGAATACACAGAATCCTAACATTCCCCAGAGCTGGCATGAGCTGATCCTCCTCGGTGCTCTCTGGAGAGAATTCATTGACATCGGTGACCACCAGCGCGCTGCGAGCGCTGTCAAGCTCCAGGAGCGTCTGATTAACACTCAAGTTCCGACCGAGGCGAAGGAAGAAGTCAACAATCCTCGTGCTGGACTTGAGGTCATTCTACCGAGCTATCCGTAATGCCGAGTTGCACTCCGCTAGAAGTTACGGATGATATGCAAGCACTGCAAATCGTAGCAGGAGACGTGACCTGCTGCGGTGAGACTTCTGCTGTTGTAGGCGTGTTTTACGACGGTACCTGGTACTACGACGGTATCATCACACACGACTCACAGGTGGCATAAATGGCCGCGGTCCCTTGGATACAAGCTGATGAGCGAGTTGTAGGAGAGAACTCTCCCCTCGGTTTCGACGATGTTGCCAATCGTCCTCTGAAGTTTGTCCTATCGGTGTTGGGCTTCGGGCCAGCTGACAGCTTCACAGGAATCAACAGTCATTCTGGTGTAGGCTCTCCAGAAGGTGTGGTGTCTGCCACTGTTGGCGGCACCTACGGACAGACGGACGCTGCTGCCAATAGCAGTCCTCTGTGGGTCAAGCGTACTGGCGTAGGTAACACTGGTTGGGCCAAGCAAGTTGGTTATACAACTGCTGTCGGCATCGTTATCGGTGACTTAATTACACCAACTCAAGCTGTTGGTGTGGTTGCGATTGGCGGTAGCTTTACTATATCTGCTGCCGGTACCGGCAACGCAAACAGAGTTATTGCGATTGCGCCGACAGTTAACTTGGGTAGCACTGGTAATGGTTCTCTTACTGGTGGTATCTACATCGGCAAAATTGCGTTCACTGCATCTGCTAATGACTCAAATAACAACATTTTCATAGGAGATAGTAACACATTAGGAGCAGCACACGCTGGTGCTATTTACTGCATCGGTTCATCTAACAGTATCGGTGGACATTTCACTGGTACGTCTAACGTCATAGCGATAGGAACTGCTTGCACAGTAGACGCAGCAATAAATACAATTCAGATTGGCTCGACACTGACGTTGGGCTTCAATCTATCTACACAGAGCAGAAACATTCAAATCGGCGAAAGTCTAGCAAAGACCTCTGACGGCAGTGCTACTATCCAAATAGGGTCAGCTATCTCGATAGATAATAGCGGTGAGGTAATCGCTATCGGGAGAACTCAGACTATTAGCACCGGCTCTGCTTGGAGTATTGTGCTAGGCAGTGATACACTGATCAGTCATACAAAAGTGATTGGTCTTGGAAGACACGCAACGTCTATCCAAGCTAACGAGTTCGTAGTTGGTGGTATCGTTGGCCAGGGTAGCGCAATCAATCAGTTTAGGTTTAATTCTGACACCGATGCTGCTCCACAAGCATTGACATTTAGAACGACCAACGCAGTTGGTGCCAACGTCAACGGTGCCAACTGGACATTCATCGCTTCACGTGCGACTGGTTCTGGAACAGCTGGAAGCTTCATATTCCAGAGTAGTACACCGGCAGGGGCAAGTTCCACTTTGCAAGCGGCGGCCACCAAGTTTACTATTTCCCCGACGCTTATTACAGCCGCTGTACCTGTCCTCACTGCAGCATCCGTAGCCGCTGCAGCAGGCCTTAACTTGCCACACGGCACTGCTCCAAGTGCTCCGGTAAATGGAGACATCTGGACCACAACCGCAGGGCTGTTCGTCAGAGTCAATGGCGTAACAGTAGGGCCGCTTTCATGAAGGTTAGGCGAGAAGCGAAGTACCCTGGTTACCTCAAAACTCATAAGGAAAAATCTATGCGCTACCTGTATTTCGATGCCGAAGGTGGGCTCAGGGAACCCTCAACGACGTACGAGATGGTCTATGACTCCCTCTTCAATAATCCCACCGGATATGAGGGACCGAACGAAAACCGAACCGTCTCAAGGGTTTTCGATAAACTTGAGAAGATCGGAACTTCAGTCAAACGGAACAACCAAGACCTATTCGATCTCGCTGGTGGTCTTGTGGTACATTTCGTGGCACTTGAAGACGCCGAGTTTGATCTCGTGATGAAAGTGCTCAAAAGCATTCGATGGACTGGAGCGTACGCACGGCGCGCCGCCATCATGTTCGATGATTGGCTGGATAAGGCACCTCGCGAAGAGCGAGCGAAAGTGGAACCCGAAGCTGTAGCTGTAAAAGCGTAGGGCCAACTTTTAACAGGAGCAAAGAATGTTGGAAATGCTTCAGGATACCATTATCGGAAGAGGTTGGCCCGATGTAGTCAACACGGGATTGCTGGTGTTAGGACCGATAGCTGTTGTTCTCGCGCAATGGCTAACATCACGTTCAACAAAGAAAGTAGTACAGAGTAAGTTGGATTTACAAGCAGCTGATGTAAAAACCGAGCTGCAGACACAAGCGAGTGATGTGAAAGCTGAACTGGTTCTTCGTTCAGCGCACGTTGACAAGACGTTGGGCGAGATTCATGACCAAGTCAACGGC